GAAACCGGTCAGTTCGCCTCGCTCTCGTAGGAGAAGACGTGCTTCGGATTGACGACCTTGTGGACCTCCTTCTTGTTGGTCTTGTAGGGGACGATCTCGACCGACTCCACGATGCGCGAGCCGTCCGTCCGCTCGATGGTGTGGCCCGCGCCGAGGGACGTGGGCCGGTCGGGATTGTTGAACCGGAGGCGGTAGTTGCGAAGTAACTTCACCCCACCCTCCACCCGTTCGAACTCGATGAACCAGACGTAGTTGATGAGGGTTTCCTCGTAGGTTTCAGTCACGGCCATTCTCATGCTCCTAGTTGGGTGCCACGCGGAAGTAGTCTGTCCGCAACGAGCCGTGCGGCCCGTTGAAGTCCTGTGTCTCGAAAGCCCCGCAGCCTTTCAAGCCGAACTTGAACGGGATGCGGATGCGCGAGGGATCGCGCTTCCACTTCTGCGTGCGACCGTTGCGACGCACACGCCACCACTTGCCCGAGTTCATGTGGACCTCGATCATGCCCTTGTCGAGCAACTCGTCCACGTTCTCGCGGGTGATGTACTGGGGCACGGTGAGTGCCGCCAGTTCCTTAACGATTTCTGCCAAAGCCACTGGTTTTGCTCCTGTTGTCGAAGTTACTTCAGACCCAAAGGCCCTTCTCACGGCTCCACTTGTAGCCCCACGAGCGCATGACGAGTTCGCCCGGATCGTCGCACTTGCACGTCCCGTTCTCGCGGTAGTGCGAGGGCAGCAGGATCATGTGCGAGCAGACCCGCACCTTGATCTGCTTGATGGGCGCGGTCTTGAGCCATTCCCCGTCGGGGACTGGTGTTTTTGCCATTTCGATTTGCTCCGATGCGGCGGGGCCGAAGCCCCGCCGAAGCCTGAAGGTGAAGTTACTTCTTCTGCATCAGGTTGACGGAGAAGGACAAACCGTCCTTGCCGTCCACCTTCACCGAACCGCCCGTGGACGCGACCAAATTGGTCTTGCCGGTCTGGGAGGGCGGGGCCGCGTTGATCGACGCGGGACTGATGTCCATCGTGATGACCAGCTTGGTGCCCTTGACGGCGTATTCGACGTTATGAGCCACGATTTTTTGCTCCGCTTGGAAGTTACTTCCTCGGCCATTTGCCGAGGAACTCGGTCGGTTTTCGACCGTCAGCAAGCATACTACCCTGCAAAATGTATGTCAAGCCATGTTTTGCCCCACAACAGAGTGGAAGTCACTTCCGGCAACACATGCGCTCGCGCGGATCGCGATCACATGAAAACCGGGCGCGTATCACGCGCGTTGTCATGCGCGCACGCTACACGATCTCGCACGCGCGTACGCGTACCCACACGTAGGGTCATGCGCCATCACGTGTACCCGTGGGTACCCGCACACGCTTGCGTACGCGCACATGCACATGCGAGCGAGCGTCCCCGGCGAGAGAACCCCCGCCCATGCGTGAAGCCCGCGTCCGTGTTACCCACTCCGCCACTACGCGCCCCTACCCACTCCGCCACTATGCGTCGTACCCACTCCGCCACTACGCACGCCCACCCACTCCGCCACTACGCACGTCAGACTCAACTTGACATACGTTTTGCGTGGCGCTATGTTTTCTGACGATCGAAAATCCCTTTCGGTCGGAAGTAACTTCCGAGGAAACCAGATGATAAAACTGAGCGAACTCGAAGAAGCCTATAAGAGAACCTTCCATACAGCGACACCGCATCGTGAAGTTGACTTCAAGACGGTGCGTAATCTAACGGGTGAAAAAGACCCCGAAGTCGTTATGACCATGATAGCCTTGGAGGAAAAGAATACCGGTTACGACGGTCTGTTGGAGCGGTACCTGTGCCGAGTCGGCAAGACCAAACTGTCGTTTCAGGTCGATCTCCTGCCGGGCTTCGTGAAGACTGAACCTCCCACCCCTGACGCTGCGTGAAAGGAATGCCATGTCTACGACTATCGACGAAAATGTCTCCTATCGGGCGCAGATAGAAGCCCTGGAGATCGGTGAATGCCTAATGCGCGGCGCGAGGTTCGACGCCGACGAAACCCTCAAGCATGTGCCGCGTGAGTACCTGCGTACCCTCCGACTAGGGATGCAGCCAACCGTCCAGCGCATACAAGAACGCACCGGGCGTAGGTTCAGCACCGAGACATTCGAAGGACGCACAGCGTCCAGGGATATCGGTGCCGTGCTTATGATTACCCGAGTGGAATAGGAGGAAGTAACTTCCCATGAAACTAATCTACCAGCGAACCGGCGCTAAGACCGGTGATCCTGGGGACTGCTTCGCGGCCTGTATCGCATCGGTGATGGATATGGGCCTCGCGGCGATCCCCAATTTCAATCAGACTACGGGCAACGGCCATCTGGTGACTCCTGTCGGCACCCGGAAGCTGCGTAAGTGGCTCGCACCACACGGCCACACCTACGCGGAGTTCGGGTTCCAGTTGCCCACCCTCAACAACCTGTTGGAGAACATGCACAATGTAATGCCTGAGACGACCTATCTTTTGATAGGTCGGACGAACACGTATCACATCCACTGCGTCGTCGCTAAAGGCGGCGCGGTGATACACGATCCAGCCACGCCAGCCGGGGAACACTCGATCCGAGGCCCCTGCCACGACGGTTATTGGCGGGTCGGACTGTTCCTCTGGAACCGATAATTTTCGGAAGTAACTTCACCAACTGACTTGACATGCAAATCGCATGGTGCTTAACTCTGAGGACCGAGGGAGACACCCTCCCCGGTTCGAACAACCTGAAAGGCAAGCGTCTTCCAATGGCAAAACAAGCAAAAGCTGCGGCCAAAGCGCCGAGGGCGAAAGCCCCTCCACCCAACCGGGTGAGTATGAAGATGATCGAGTTCGCTCCCGGTACGTCCGGGGATGCACTCGCCTACTCCGGTGCGACCAAGACCGGTAAGCTGTACATGGTTGACCTCGACGGCATTACCGTGGTGCCTGGGTTCAACCTGCGTGTGACGGATACCCAGGAGTACAAGGACGGTATCCGTGAACTGGCCGACGCCATGAAAATGGAGGGCTTCTACGACACCCAGCCGCTCGGTGTGTTCCCCGCCGAGTTTGGTGGTGAAACCAAGCTGGCTCTGATCTCGGGCCATCGCCGGTACGAAGCCGCCATGCTGGCGGCAAGCGAAGGCGCGGACATCTCCCGTCTGCCTGTCGTGATGAAGAAGCCGGGATCGTCTGACATGGATCTGGCGGTGTCTCTGTGGAAAGAGAACACCGGCGTTCGTCCGACGATCTTGGAGCGTGCCGTCCTTGCCAACCGCATGATGAAGACCGGCATGGACGATGACGACATCGCCGCCCGCCTTGGTGTCACGAACAAGCACGTTCGCGACCTGAAGACGATCATCAACGCCCCCAAAGGCGTGCGTGATCTGATCCGCGACAACAAGATCGCGGCCTATGAGGCCATTGCACAGCTTCGCAAAGACCCCACCGGCCAGAAGATCATGGAAGCGGCGGCGAAAGCGGAAGAGCGTGCGGCGGCTAACGAGGCCAAGAAAGCCGAGAAGCTGACGCGGAAGAACCTCGAAGCCAACGGCGAGAAGCCGCCGCGCAACATGATGACCACGATGCGGATGAACTTCGCGGTCAAGGAAGGCGTTGAATTTCTCTATGAGGACGTGGAGAAGTTCATGCCGCTGATCGAGGACGACGAGACTTGGTTCAAGGGTACCCGCTCGCCCAAGAAAAAGATCGCCGTCTCCGACATCTCGTTCGAGGTCAAAATCCAGCGGGCGAAGACGGTCGATGAACTGGCGGCGGAAGATGAGGCTGCGGCCAAGGTGCTTGCCGAGAAGGCAGCAGCGAAGGCCGCGAAGACCGCCGGCAAAAAGCCCGCCGCGTCTGTCGATGACGAACTCGGCCCGGACGACGATGAAGACGATCTGTCCGAGGACGATGACGACAACGAGAAGGAAGGTGACGATGCCCCTGATCTGCGGGCACTCGGCATTGCCGAACCGGCTACCGGCGAACTCTAATCGCCGGAAGTTACTTCCGATGACAGGCGGGGTCGTGAGGCCCCGCCTTTTTCGCATGGAGATGGTGATGCAATACAAAGTAGTCACCCGATACGGTCTGACCTGGGCCAACAAGTTCGTATCGGAAGAGGGCGCATGGAGCCGATTGGTGGCGCTCAAACAAATGCCCAATACCAAGGAGAGCCGAGAGAAGCTAATGGCACAAGGCTGGATAGTTAGACCAGCAGAAGTAACTTCCGACGCCGAGGCATGATTGATGGATCAGCATGAGGCGTACCAGTGGCTCAGAGAACGGCTGATCGGACCCGTGACAGGCGGCACGGCACGTACCGTGGCGACAGCCCTCTCGGCGGACCTCGCACGGCTGGTCAATCGTGACCCGCCGTTCGACCCGTGGGGCTGGGCCGACCGCATCGAGAACTACCGCTTCGAAACCGGCTATCCCGACGCCATCTTCATCTCAGCCGATGGGCGTCTGGTCGGGACGTGGATCATGGGCAATGACTACCGCGTCAAGAGCCAGTTCTACGGCGGGTACCCAGCCACCTACCTTGAGCGTGTCCGCGCTCTGTTCCGCGACAAGCAGCGCACGCTGCACCTGTTCTCTGGTCACGTAGACCTCGAAAAGTTTCCAGGGGACACGGTGGACATCAGCTTGGCTGCGGAGTCCGTCCACACGTCAGGGTCCAGACACTACACCGACGACGCGCACACCCTGGAGGACGTGTCGCTGGACCGGTACGACCTCGTGATGGCTGACCCGCCGTACTCGGTCGAGGACGCGGAACACTATCAGACCTCCATGGTCAAGCGTAACAAGGTGATGGTAGCACTGGCCCGGTTGCCCGCCGGGGCGCATGTCGTGTGGCTCGATCAGGTCTTGCCCATGTGGCGCAAGGATACCTTCGACCTGATCGGGGTGGTGGGCATCGTCAAGTCAACCAATCACCGTTTCCGCGTAATGAACGTTTTCAGAAGGAAGTGACTTCCATGAAAGTGTATCGAGAGATCGAGGTCGATTTCCCCAACGGCTTGAATAGCTTGAATAGCCACTGGACTTTGCGAATACGCCGAGAAGGAAACTCCCCTGATGTGGAGTTCGCCCTCTATTGGGGAGATAAAGAACTCCCCGTTCATTGGGGAGTACACCCGGCGAACAAGATCAAGGCCGCGATAGACCAACTGTTCCAGCAAGGAGAAGAATAATGCCGACAGAAAAAGACCTACCGCGTCAGCTACAGCGTATGTCCAAGGCAATCGACGAGGTTCTGATCGCGGACAATGGTCAGCGTCGTTGGCTGAAGGATACCATCCCGCTGGACGGCACCTATGCTGATGCCGTCAGGCACTATGGCGGGCCGGGAGTTGGCCTCGACCTGTGGTGCATGTGTTCCGCCGTCGAGAAGTTGCGTGTCGTCTGGCTTGGAAGTAACTTCCCATTGCCAGCGGATAAGCTGGCGCAACCACCGGCACCCGTACCGGACCCGGCTGCGACAGAGCAACCGGCGGTCGAACAGAAGGAACCACCAACATGACGAAGGACGATATGCGCCGGGAATTGGACGACATGATTAAGGTGGTCGGTGCGTTGATGGACCGGCTGACGGTGATGCGTAAAGAGATGCACAACCGATCACCGCTGAAGCGTGCGCCATCGGTCAGTCGGCGCATATCACCCCAGATGCGTAAGTCCATCATCTACATGTACGAGAACTTTCCTCACATGACGATGAGCCAGATCGCTCATGCCCACGGGCTTAACAGCGAGGGACGCATCAGCGAGATCGTCAGAGGGAAGCGGCGGAAGTCACTTCCACCTCAACTTGACATACATGCTGCGTTGTGGGATAATATACATGCTGGAAAACAGAAAGGACATCAGCATGAAAGCGATCCACATCAATCCAATCGACCGTAGCGTGAGCGCGGTTGAATGCCCCGATGGCTTCCGCTCCATCGGCAGGGCTGTCTCCGACAGTGACGGTCACGACACCTTCTGCCTCGCCGGGTACCACAAGGGCGATACCGTCTACGTGAACGACGAGGGCTTGTTCCTGTTCGAAGACTTCTTCGAACTGCCCGGCTGCGGCCAAGGTCTGTTCGCCGGTCCCGCTCTGATCGTAGGCGCGGAGATCGGAGACACCGACAAGACCAGACCGCCGAAGACGACGGTCAAAGAAGTTACTTCCAAGATCAAATGGCACGACCGGTTCAGTGCCCGCATCCGCGCTCACGACCTGGGGATCTGAAATGACCAAAGCCAAACATCCGGTAGTCGTACTCGATGAGTGGATATTGAAATGTCCACTGCACATACGAGCGATTAAGCACTACCAGATGGATGGCACCTGTAAATGCGACGACAAGTCCCACGCCGTTTCCATGCGGCGTTGGGGCTTTCGCAGGAAAGACGGCAAGTGGCATTGAGGAAGTTACTTCCCTGGCCCGCCGTGCTATACTGTCACCTCGCAAATGGAGAACAAGATGACCACGTTAACCGTTGGCCCCGGCCAGCAATACGCGACCATCGCCGCAGCCGTGAACGCATCCGGCGCGGGAGACACCATCAATGTCCAGGCTGGCACCTACACGAATGATTGGCTGTTCATCGGCCACGACCTGACGCTCACCGCTGTAGGCGGCTGGGTGAAGCTGGTCACTACCCCTGGTGCCCAACCGCCTGACGGCAAGGCATACATCACCGAGCAAGGCAACGTCACGATCTCTGGCTTCGACATCTCTGGCGTGACCGTGCCCGACCAGAACGGCGCAGCCGTCCGCTACCAGGGTGGCAACCTTGTCCTGAACAACGTCTACTTCCACAACAATCAGGAGGGCATCCTCGCCGCTGCCGATCCCAACGGCACGATCACCATCGACCGCTCAGAGTTCGCGTTCAACGGTGACGGCTCTGGCTTCACGCACGACATCTACATCGGCGCGATCAACACGTTCACCCTGACCAACAGCTACATTCACGACGCCATCATTGGACACGAGGTCAAGTCTCGTGCCGCGAACAACATCATCACCAACAACCGCATCTTCGACAACCAGGGGACCGCCTCGTACACGCTCGACCTACCCAACGGCGGGAACGCCGTCATCCAAGGCAACGTGTTCCAGCAAAGCCCCAACACCGATAACCCGAACATCATGGCCTACGGCGAGGAAGGTCTGGTAGCCGGTCACACCAACAACGTAGATATGTCTGGCAACACCATCGTCAACGATGATACCGGCGGCTTTGGCCTTCTCAACCCTACCGGTGTCGGGCTGACCAACTTCATCGGTGACGACGTGTTCAATCTGGCCAACCCTCTCGGCGGAAACGTCCTGGCGGTACATCCGATCCTCGACCTCACGCACATAGCGTTCATCGGCGGGACAACCGAGCCGCCACCGCCTCCCCCGCCGCCGCCCCCTCCACCACCGCCCCCAGAGGTTTCACTCCTTGACCTGTACCACACCCAGGTTCAGACCGACTTCGATGCGTGGGCCGCGACGCACGCCAAGCTGGCGTCGATGCCGAAGACACTGGCTGTATTGCAAACGGAAGTTACTTCCACTACAGTCCTCGGTGTCATCAAGGGAGATCACTGGTCGAACTGGCACGGGTGACAACATCACACGAAACTGAAGGAGATATCCATGCCGGAACAAAAGCCGGAACAGTCGGAAGAGCAGACGAACCAGCAGAAGAAACAGGAAGCCATCGCCAAGGCCAAAGAGAATGTCGCGAACGCGAAGACTGAAGCGGATAAATCTGAAGCCGCTGCGGAACTCGCACAGGCCGAGGCAATGCCTAACTGACTAGCGTACATGAAAAAGCCCCGCTTTCGCGGGGCTTTTTTTTTGTCCAGAGTTTTAGGAACGGCGACGGCGAACCGCGACCATACCCAACAGACCCATGCCGAGCATGGCAAGGCTTGCGGGTTCCGGCACGTCAGCCACGGCTGTCGGGACCGCCACCATGTAGAAGGACTCGGCACCGTCGCTGGCACCTGTCCAGGCTGCATGGAAGAGTAGGTTATCCCCCGGCTGGATCACGCAGTCAGCCAGAACGAACTGACCGGAACTGCGACAACCCAACGAGAGGTCGAAGCCCGAGATCAGATAGTCACCCTTGCCATTTCCGTTCTGAGTGTCGGGCATCGCGAACGGCAGGAGTGGAGACAGGTCGAAGACGATCCGCGATCCCGCTGGCTTGTTCAGGTCGATCAGTTGGAACGCCGTCAGGGTTTCACCACCCTGCGCGGTGTTGATATCGACAACGATCCCGAAGTGAAACAAAGGATCGGTGCCGCTGGCGTTTAGGAAGCTGGTCAGTAGACCATCACTATAGCCGACCGCGTTGGCTTCCAGATCGCCCGCCACCTGACCGCCGCCACCAGGGTTGATGTTGGTGGAGAAGGTATTGAACGATGACAGGTTGCCGGTGCTGGTGAAGTCGTTGAACCCAAACCCGGCTGGGTTATGGGCTTGGTTCGTGCCGCAGATTATGCACGGCGCGCTCTGCGATTGCGGCACCTGTTGGATCGTAGGCAGTACGCCTATCGACAGTTGGACCGCCGCCTGTGCGGTGGGTGGGAAGAACCACGCCCCCGCCACAACGGCAATAGTGCTTAGAAGTAACTTCCTCATGCTGCTTGTTCTCCGCTTGTAGTCTTTTTACGCCGGGCTACCATGCCCAGCCCTACCAAGCCCACTCCCAGGAGTCCGAGAGAGGCTGGTTCCGGTACGGCGACCTGTTCTGTCACGATGGCCTGTGACCGTCCCACCAACGAGCCGCCAGCGATCAGGCTGATCGTGGTGCCGAGGGACATCGAGTAAAGATCGTTGTCGATGAACGCGCCGGAATGGTTGAAGCCGAAGCCATCTGTCGCAAGGGTGACGAGTTTGGTGTCACCACCCGGTACCAGATTAGTCCCCGGCAGATCGGTCGGAGAATTGGCCCCTTGGGTATTCGATGTGTCGGCGAAATAAGTAAAGTTCGCCGACGATCCGATAGCCGACTGGAACGTGCCCGACGAGGACGCCGAGAACGTCTCGACCGGACCCTGGAAGTTGATGCCGCTTACCGCCAGTTGCAGCGCAACGGTACCGGCGTTGTTGTTGATGATCTGGAATGACGATGTATTGAGCGAGTTCGTCTGACCGATCACCTGGGTCTGCGCCGAGCCGAGGAACTGCACCCCGGCGATGGTCTGGTTAGCGATGGCAAGCTGGCCGACCGCGAGGTTGGTGTCACACCCGGCCTGATCCTGGCATGAGAAGATCGTGCCGTTGATATCCGCGCTGATCTGTAGCGTTGCGTACGCTGGTGTTGCGAGAGCCATGGCCGTGAGGGCTGTGGCGGCGAGGTAGAGTTTTTTCACTGGAGCCTCCTGGGTTGTCGCAATTTTGACGCAGGGAAATATTACCATAGCGTCATTCGTATGGCAAACCGTCTGTCAACCCCCTTGTTCCGGCAAATTCTAGGGGGGTAGGGCGGCGTCTGGAGGGGTGCCCGCTACCCCTATAGCGGCCAGACCCTCCGAGCCGCTGGCGACCCCTCCAAGCCCCGGCATTCGTGTGTCTCATTTGACGAGACTCGTCCCATAAAAATAGCCCCCGGTGCGAGCAACCAGCACCGGGGGCTAAAAGTTTATCCGCGTCAAAAAACCAAGCGTCGAACATTTCGCAGAATACACGAGAAGTAACTTCCTGTCCAGTGTTATCCACAGGAGTCAATGCGTAGCCAGCTTACGGGCTATCTCGCGCGCCGCGCCGACAGCCACGTTCTCGTTGCTGACATCCGTCTTCTTTGCCCACGCGAGATAGATCACACCGACGAACGACTCCGGGTTGGGTGGGATCGGTACCGCACAGCCGCGCTCCATGCCGCGCTCCGCGAGGCGACGCGCGACCGGCGTGCCGTTGGTCGAGAGATCAACGCAGGTAGGATGACCCTCCAGTACATCAACCAGCTTCCGCACGTCCGAGGTATGGTCAATGATGGGAAGGCGGCGCGGCGATGGGATCACCGGGCGTTCGCCATCGTGCCGTCGCGCACCGAGGAACCACTGTGAGTTGGTTGGCAGATCAACCGCCCAGACCTGTACCAGATCAGCACTCGTCTCGGTCGTCAGTTTGAGCAAGGCTTCAGGGATGTCAGCGGTCTTGAGTTCCGGTGTATCAGGCGTCATCCACACTTCGAAGAGTTCCTGACGCTTGTCGTAAATGATCCAGCCGACGCCACCAATGACGATCAGCACAACGATGACAACCGCCTTCCAGGGTCGGTCCATGAAGGCCAGCACACGGTTGATCGTCTCCGTCAACATGGAAGTTACTTCACCCCATTCCCGGTGGCAGCTTCACCGTGATCTTGCTGCCGACCGGCGCGGTGATTGTGATGGTGGTCGTCTCCATCTCGACCTCGGCATCGGGCGTATCGACATCCGGCACGGACAGGGTTTCGACCGCCGTCTTGAAGGACCAGTACAACTTCGCGATCTTCTCGGCCTGATCCAGACCGTTGACGATCTTGCGGGCGTTCACCGGGTCTTCAAGCCGCTTCGAAGCATCGAAGAACTTCGGCAAGCCGACGCCCGTGTACCAGCCGTCGATCATGCCGTCGTACAACACCAGCGACGACGTTTCGTCGTTCAACATCAGCCCCGGCTCGCGATGCAGCGGCGCGTTGACGCCGTACGGCTTCAACTGGTCCTGGCCTTTGATGTAGTTTTCTTCCCATGTGAGTTGCACATGGCCTCGGCCATAGTAGCATTGCCCGTACGGTCCGGTCGGCTCTCCGTAACTGTGGCCCGCGCCTTTGCCGTATTCCTCGATGGGCCGCATCGTGGCGGCGCTCTCATGGTAGGTCGTAGCCAGGGCGTACGAGAGCCACATGGTTCCGTCGTTGGGGTTCTGTTTGGCGAAGTGTCTCTCCCAGGTGTCCAGCAGAAAATTCATGCCGTTGACCTGACCCTGCGTGAGCGATCCGCCAAACGGATCGCGTCTCACTGCATCGAAGAACGCCTTACGATCCGTTGAATATGCCATCAGATCCCCCGTGGAAGTTACTTCTCAAGCCCTCTCCCGCGCCATCATCATCCGCCGCTTTACCTCTGCCGCATCCTTCGGGTCTTCGAGGCCGGTACCCCAGGCCAAAGATTGCTCCACGGAGTACGCCATCTCCTGCTGCACATAGATGCCGCGCCGACGTTTGTGCGGATCGGCAGAGGACGCCGACATGACGGCGATCCCAACCGCGAACACGTCACGGGATACCTTATGCTCCGCGACCCAGGCTTCCGAGTACTCCCGCATTTCTTTCGGTAGCGTTGTCATTTGAATACGAGCCAAGTGCATCGTCTCAATGCACTCTGCATCCGTGTGAGGTTGCGGCAGGTGCGGAGAGATGTGCCACCATAACTGGCGCATCATCGCCACGTCGAGGTCGATCAGGCATTGTCGAAACAGAGCGGCATGTTCCAACATCGCGTTAGTCCAGCGTGAGGGTGGTGGCGACCGACAGACGTGGCGTGACGCCAGAGCCGGTGACGATGTTGGGTGACACCAGACCGGAGAAGAGGATTGGGGTTGTCCCACCGCCAGCCTTACCGCACGAGGCGTGCGTGACGGTTCCCGATCCGCCGGTACCAGGCGGGAAGTCGATACTCGAAACGGGCGAGGCACTGTTTCCGGTGATTGTCCAGCCGAGAGTGCTGCGCGGTACGTTGGCGCGAGCATAGCCCGTGTACGCGGCCTCGCTGCTGGACTGCGTACCGGCTTCAGTTGGATCGGAAGTGTGCAGCGACATGGAGATTATCGTTTCCGGCGCAGTAGCCGCGTTGTCGGCGTAGTTGGCCCAGGTCGTGGCGTTGAAGATAAGCCGCAGCACGGCGGTTTCAGTGACATCGGCGATGGACATGGTTCTATTCCTTCGGGGTGATTATAGTGGAAGTAACTTCCAGGGTCTACATCATTAGGATCACCATCGGTCCACCGGCTGGTGCCCCACTAACAGCGACGCCAACGGCGTTGAACACGCCGAAGCCTTCGGCAGTCAAAGTGCCGGATACCGGCGTGCTTGCTACGGCGACCGAAGCCCATTCGTCAACACTGATCTGCGTCAGTACCATCTGTGTGTTGATGCTGGATATCTGCGCCCACTGTTCGATGGATATGTTGGTCAACTGCATCGCCGATTGACCGGATACCCACTCGTCCAAAACAAATTGCGTAACCTGAAATTGCGGATTTGGAACCGCCCAATGTTCGACAAATGCCTGGGTCAGTTGCGCGGCTGGTGTAAAGGTCGCCCAATGTTCGACAAACGTCTGAGTACCGAGGACGTTGGTGCTGAACGAAGCCCCTGCGGTGAAGCCACCGGTGAAACCGGCGGGCACCGCGCCCGCGAGAGTCGTGTCGCCGAAATTAGCCGTCACACTGTCCGTCGATCCAGCGAACGCGGCATAAGGATAGAGCGGGAAAATGCTGCCGATAATACTGGCTATGGAGAAACCACCAGCACCGGTCGCCGGGTTGTTGGCGACGTTGCCGTTCCAGTTACCCGCCGCGCCGAGACGCACCCAGCCGAGTTGCGCCGTGAAGTCAACCGCGAAGCAAAGTACATTGCCGGTGACAACAGCGCCGAGCGCGATGCCCGTATTTACGTTGTTGACGTAAATACCGCCCGAACTTTTCAGGACAACGCAAGCGCCAACCGGTGTCGCGGATACCGCCGTCGTCGGCGGCATGAAGCTGGCGAAGCCGACGCTACTGTTGGTGCCTGCCCAGGTTCCGACCGTATATTCCCAATAGAATTTTCCTGAAATCTGCCGATCAACGGCGCGCAGAGCCGTCGCACTTGCCGTCGCGGTCGCGGTCAGACTGCTGCCACTGAGCGTGACGCTGGCGGCTTTGTCGGTGGTACTCCAGGTGGTGTTTGCCATTTAGCTAACCACGACCGGACCAATTTGCGCGGCATCGACCGCCGCCGCTGTCCAGGCCGCACCCGTTGCAGGATCAACCGTGTCCGTACGGTATGTCCACAGGAAGTTACTTCCGGGGTTCAGCGTGGGCGTCGCCACCGTTGTCGCTCCGCTCTTGATCTGCATCGCTGTCGTTCTCGCACCCGCATCGGACTTTTGCATAAACCCGCGCGTGGTAACGGCGATGGTGGAAACCGGTACTGACGGAATGGTAGCGAGGTTGTAGAAGTCAGCATGACCCACGGTACCGTCATAGACGAAAGACGAAATGTTATCTTGTTGTGCCTCGCTAACCAATGCCGCATTGCTCGGCACTATGTTCATGCCGCTAGATCCCATGGCGGTATAATTAGTGGATGACCAACCAGCCATCGTAGCAGGGAAAGACGCGGCGTAGGCCAGCGTCACGATGGCACAAGCCAGACTTGGCGAACCAACTCCGGTCAGCGACCCGTCATGCCACAAAGCCACCCAATAGACGACTCCCCTTGTCAGGACAGGACCGGCCGTCACAGAAAAGACAGTGACACCCGCGCCGGGATTGGTGAGTTCCGCTGATGTTGCAAGCAGGTTTCCGGGTCCACCACCGGGAGCGGTACTGGTGTCATAAAGCGCCATCTTTACACGGCCCGTGTAGGCCGTGCTGATGTTGAACGTCAGACTGACGAGTGTCCCTGTGTTCGGAGCCGTGACAGACGTAGCGCGAATGATGCCGGGAGTGATCGCCGACGTATTAGTAACACTTGTCGAGGTCTGTGCGAAATAGTTAGTCGGTGTTTTCGAAAACTGCACGCTCGCATCACTCGCTGGCATTCTGGTATAGCATCTCATATCTCCCATCCACGGCACGCTACTCGCGTCAGACTTCCAGAAGAAATCATCCATTCTGAAATCATAATTGTTTGGCATTCCTAAAGTCACACGGTTCGCATAGTTGTTCGCCGTGCCGCCGCGTGTGTTCAACGTCGCGCCGCTGTCGTAGTCATCGGTAGGACTGCCGTTCTTGCGAACCCGCATACGACCAGCGGTATTGCTAATGACGACCTCGATTTCAAAATGGAACCAGACGGCCTGAGAATTGTACGCGTTCACATAGGTCGCCAGCACTGTGCCGGAGTAGGCCCCGGATGTCAGTACGATCGCACCGTCAGTGCGGAAACTGATACAGCATTGATTGGTGGTTCCGTCGAGTAGCTGAATGTAAGTTACCCCCGTGCCGCTGATCCCGGAATTTTGAAGGATTGCGACCGCGAAGTGATGTACCGCATCGTTGACATTACTGATCTTGGTTATGGAAGAACCGAACCCGAACTGGAAACTACGACTCGTCGTAAAACGTCCGGAAGATATGAAGGTGTTGTTCGGGACCACGCTATCCCAATAGCCCTGGGACAAATCGGCTGTCGTGGCGTATGCGTCGAACCCATCACCAAACGAATATGCCATCGGAAGTAACTTCCTCTGTTCGGATCAACTCAAGACCAAGGGGCCGATGTTGACCGCGTTGACCGCCGCTGGCGTCCATGCGAGGCCGGTCGCCGGATCGGTGGCGTCCGCACGATACACCCAACCAAAGTTGGTATTCAAAGAGACGGTGGGAGCGGCCACCGTCGTCGCACCGGATTTCAGTTGCACCGTACCTGTTCTCGTTCCAGCATCGCTCTTCTGAATTAGCCCTCGCGTAATCACCGCGATCACGGAAGCCGGTGTCTGCGCGAGCGGAGCGATGGTGTAGAAATCGGCGTCGGTCGGGTTGGACGAATAGATGTACGTTGTCGAACTGTCCTGTAAAACTTCATTCACCATGTCGGCGTTGACGGTTATCGTGATGGTCATGGTATATCCCATCGAATTGGTGAAGCCGCCGACCACGGGAGAAGCGGCGGGGAAGCTGGCGTACGGCACGCCGGTCCCCACTTTCGAGAGAAACAAACTAGAATGTATCCCGACCTGAACCGCGACATCGTGATTGACACCAACCCAATAAGTCACTCCTTTCGTCACCGCGAACGGCGGCGTGAAGGTGAGCGTGCCAGTTCCGATCACGCCGTTAACCATCACGGCGGATGTCGCCAGTACGGCACCAGGGCTACCCGCGTTGTCGGCGAAGATAGCACCCTTCAGGTTGCCGGTGAACGCGGTGAGAATGGGAATGCCGACAGCAGCTACCGTACCGCTGAAAGTGGGGACGAACTGCACGTAACGCGCGCTTCCCCCTCCATCGAAGCCAGTATTGTTGTTACCCGATGATATGACTGCCGAACTCTGGCTTCTCGTGAACGTCGTGCTCACATCGCTCACGGGCATCCGTGAATAGCATCTCACATCGCCAACCCACGGTACGCTCGCGGCGTCAGAACGCCAAAGGATGTCGTCGAAATTCTGAGAGTTGACCGAGTTCGGCCCGACCGCGAGGTTAAGTCTATTAGCATAATTATTTGTCGTGCCGCCGCGTGTATTGATATTGATCGTCGCATGGTCGTCGGTTGGACTGCCGTTCTTGCGGACCCTGAACGACCCTGTGGTGTTGTGGATCACGACCTCAAATTCGAACGCATACCATGTGCTGATTGTGGGGAACGCACCGGCATAGGTCGCCAACACCGTACCGCCAGCCCCTCCTTGGGTCAGTATGATAGTTCCGTCGCTGCGAAAATTGATAGAACATTGAGAAGTCGTGCCATCTTGAAGTTGAAGAATGGAAACCATGCTCGTGCCGCTGATGGTGGCGTTCTGCATGAAAGCGCAAACAATGTGATGCACTGAGTCGTTGACGCCGCTGAATTTCGATAGGACGACTACGTTAGTCGTGGAAAAAACACGCAGAGCCTGACTATTGCTGAAACGACCGGGCGTCAGAAGGATGCCGGCAAAATTACCGAAGTCCCAATAATTCAGGGCGGCATCACTGATGGCCGCGTAACTGTCGAACCCGTCACCGAAAAGATAGGCCATGTCAAACTCCCGCCCAGGTGACGTTCAGATTGAGGAACACGTCGGCGGGCGAGCCGGTCGCTGCCGTAACTGTTCCGGATACTTCGGCTCCCGCCGTGAAGGTATTCGCCGCCGTCGCAGCCGTGTTGGCTGGCGTCGTGCTGTTCACCGTGATCGCGGCGAGGCCGGTGATATCGGTGCCGCCGATTTTCACGGCCAGGGTAAACGAGCCGTTGCCAGTCACGTAGTCCAACGAGTCCACCGCCCCCGCGTACGGAGCCTTCCACATGAACCGGAAGACGCCGTTCTGCACGACCGCACCGGATACCCATTGGGCCAGAGCGGTCGCCTTGTTTCTGGAAGTTACTTCCGCGACCCAGGCCGTTCCGTTGTAGCGTTTGAACGCCCCCGCATTGGCGAACCAACCTCGCAACCCATCAACCGGCGTGAAGAAGTACCAGGCTCCCGCCATGTAGGAAGCTATCGAGCCGTCATGCGTCGCCCAGGTTCCGGTGCCGCCGGTCGCCACGATGTAGCTGTCGCCATTAGCCGGAGAACCCGGCGGGGTGGTGAGGGTGTCGTCGATGATCTTCAGACCGATGAGGGTTTCCTCGGTACGGAAGTTACGATCCACCCCAGGCTTCCAGCCGCTCTCGCCGGTATCCCAGCCCCAGCCGATCCCCAGACGTGCGCCAACTATCTCGGTCATTGGAAGTTACTTCCGTTCATCAGGTGGTGCCGCCATAGCCGAAGCCGTAATACTCATCATAACCGACGGGTATCGTCGCGGTCAACGTGCCAGTGCCGCTCATGGTCGCCGCCGAGGCCGAAACCGCATCGCTTCGCGCGTCCATCACACCAGTACCGCTGGCGAACAACGCACCCGCTGCGGTGCCACCCGCGATGCCGACGCCGTTCATCTCGCCCATGCCGGATGCCGTCAGCGTGGCCTCGATGATGCCGATGGTCGCGCTCCGCGCGTCCATGATGCCGATGCCAGCGGCACGCAGTTCGCTGTTCCGCAGCGACGTATTGTACGCCGCCATGGTCCCCTTGCCGGTCGAGCGCAGCACGCCCACACCATCACCGACATAGGTCATCAGGATGTTATATTTGTTGAAGCTGGCGATGCCGCTCCGCACCGAGTAGATCGTGAACCTGAGATCGGGCGGATCGCCCCCGCCGAGAGCCGCTTCCGCCGCGTTGTAGGTGTAGGTGCTGGCCGTGATCCCGGTGTGCGAACGCCGCAAAGCGCCGGTCTTGGCGTTGCGTACCTCAACCGTGTAAGTAGTCCCGGCTTCCGCCGCTACCGGCCCAGCCCCGTGCGCCACGAACTGATCGAACTGCGTGAGCCGGTTGCGCGATACCCAGGTGTACGTCGCCGTCTCTCGCACGACTATCGAACTGTCAGAAATCGCCGGTAGACCGTTGAGCCTCAGATCCCCCATGACGAACGGACGGTTGTGACGAGCGTCGGTCTTGATCGTATAGACCGGCGCGGTACTCGGGTCCGATACGCCGGTATTGATCTTGGCCTGAAGCATCATCGTCACGACTTCGCTCTGCTCGTAGAGACGAGACTTCACCGACCTGTTAACGTCGTGAACGAAGATCGAAGAGCCAGCCGGATGCTTCGCTGGTATGGTATCCGTGCCGCCTCGCGCCAGGGTTCCGACACCGGTCGCCACGCTAAACGACGTGACCTGTACCGCCTCGTTGCCGATCAAGCCTGTCATCGGCGGCGCGATACCCGCGAGTTCCGTCCCAGCGGCCAGACTGAAGTCGGTCGTGTAAGGGCCGAGGTCTTCCGCGAGAACACCGACCGGACAGAACGCACCGAATGTCTGGGTAACGTCACCGCCCGCTGGCGTGGCCTTCATAACCAGGGAGGACGACGTGGTGGTCGGGCTTCCAGCGACACCGTAGAAACCGCCTTCAGTCTCCCCCACCAGCCCTAGATCAGTCTCGGACAGCCCTCTGGCCAGTTCATAATAGCTGGCCTCTTGCGCCGCGCTACGGATGAGTTCCGGAGCCTCGCCAGAAGGCGGCTTGACCCATGTGCTATCGACCGGTGTGGTGTAGGTGGTCGCGGGCATACCGAACACGTCTTGCATCGCGTCCATCGTGATCGTGCCGTCAACCAAGGTGCCGTCGTCGTACGTCAGCACACGAAGGATGACCCGCTCGATGCCCTTGTCCGGTGCGCTGATGGTGAGGACGTGTCCCGGCTGGAGCCTCCATGCTCGCCGGTCAAACTTGAGTCGGAACTTCTTCAGCCCAGCGGAACCCGCCGTCAGTTCCCTGACCGCGACCCGACTGGCGATATCCTGATTGCAGATGCCGGGGTAGTCTCTGCTTTGCGAAAGCACTGACCCAGAAGACTGGATGCCGCCGAGGTTCTGCGCTCTCGATTGCCGGTCGATATCCAAGATCGGATCGTGCCAGTTCACGATGATCTCGTTCGCCGTGACCAGTGCCGATCCTGTCTCCTGCGTGTCAACCGAAAGCAACCCAGACGCATAGTCGAAGTAGGGTATCTTCAGCACGTCGTAGTCTTGCCGGATCAGGCGCAGCACCGTGAGGCCGGTGCCTCGGTCGATGTACAGCACCGCGCTGATGTGATCCACGATTGTCTGGATGAAGGTGTTGAGGTCCGCGTCCTTGGCCGACCAGCGAAGCGACAGGCCGAACTTCTCTTCCCACAGATAGTTCGCCGCGTAAACGAACGACTCGTTGTCAATCTCGCTACGCGCCTGTCCTCGTCCCCACGACGAGTCGGTGATGCACTGGTAGAGGATGTGGGCCGGGTTCATCGACACGACGGTCAGGTCGTCCGCGCCGAGTTGTTCCCATTTATTCGTCTTGGAGTTCCAGGCGATCTTTTGACCGATCTGCCAATTCGAAATGCCGTCGATGGTGGTCAGGCCCGCGACGATGACCGTTCGTACCTGCTGCGAGTCCTCGACGCCGCTGAACAACTGCGGCACGTTGTCATAAGCATCCCACGAACCGGTGGCTTGGTCCCGGTAGGTGATGGCGGCTTTCTCCGGGTACCATGGACCATGCACGCCCCAACCCGTGAGGGCACGCCGCTGGCGTATCTTCCACACCTTCGGATATGGGTTGTTGGAACAAATCTGACCGGTGAAGAACAGCGATGTGACACCACGAAAATCGGATATCTTCTTCCGCTTGTCCTGATCTATGTTCGACGCCAGCGAGCCGCCATAGTAGGAGTACTCGTTAGAGCCGTTGGAGGCGATGGCGTTCTTGATGGCGTCCGATACGATCTGTCCAGGGTAGCCGAACAGGTATGTGAGATACCCGGCGATACCACCCTCGCCTTGATCGCCGCCGAACATATCAGGCTTGCTTATCAGCACCGAACCGTTGGCCCGTTGGTCATGTTCCAGTGCTACGATATCGCCGACCTTGATCGTCGGCACAGAGTCAACGGGGCCTCGACTGAGGCCCATGAGAATGTCCATGAAGTAGCGAAAGCCTACTACTTGACTGTCGCCGCCTTTTTTAGACATCTCGTGCTTCCTTTTGCGCCTCTGCGACAGCACGAGCCACGATTGGATCGCCGGTCGCCAGTAAAGCTGACGCCGGTAAACCGCTCGTTAGAAACTCATTCCAATCAAAACCGTTATGCAACACCCAGGCACGCGAGCCGCGAGCGCACAGCTTCGCCGCTCGGACATGCCGCATGTGAACCATAACCTCGGAAGTAACTTCCACCATCACTTCTTGCCGCCGCCGCCGGAACGGATTTCCTCGCTACGAAGATTGCCGAACCACAACACTTGCCAATCCTGGGTCCAACAGTCTCCGAAGACGATAGCTTGCGCGGCTCCTTCATCCGGTACGGGAAAACTGAAGTCCTTCAGGGTAGCCGCCTTGGCATCGTTGTTCTTCGGTCGCGGCGTCAGCAACGCGGTAATGGCGTAAGAAATAATCAAAAGGGCGATGGCGAACACGAAGTTCATAAGCGTTTATCCCCTGACTGCGGGAAGGGCACTTCCCTTATCAGAAAACGGGATTTCCGTCAAACGGACTGCGCCCAGGCATCATCGGAAAACCACCATAATTGCTCATGTTGTCGAAGACATCGGTGCAGTCTTCCGGGTTACGTTGACAGCCGGGATACATCGTAATGTTCATGCCTTCAGTCATGCCGTCCACCTGACCGATCACGATGCAATCGGTCACGTTATCGACCAAGATGGCTCGACGTTGGGCGTACTGGTTCTCCACCGTCCACTCGATGTAGCCGTTCTGAAACCGCCCACGCTTCTTGTCGGGATTATCCACGACTAACGAGTAGGCGAAACCTCCGCCGAACAATCGCGTGACCGTCGCTTGCTCCGCGAACGCGGCTCGTGACACGCCGCAGTCGAAATCGTAGAGCGCGTACGGACATGCCCGCGACCAGCCGAGGCGCAGACCTTTGCGATTAAGGAAAGCCGTCTGAGTGTTGCACATGATGTCGGACGATGCCTGATCCCGGTACTTCACCGACGACACGTATCCCACCCACACGATGGGGGCGAGGGTATCACCGAACTGCACTTCGCGCACCGTCAGCTTGATCGGCTGCGAAGGCGGCGTGCCGCGAAACAACTGAACGACAGCGGAAGACGATTGGATCGTGACCGTGAAGTCGTCGGTGGTAGCCTCCGATTTCTGCTTCAATCCTTCGTCCATGATCTGCACCGGGTTCCAGATGGCGTTGCCGTAGTGGATCGGCCTGTCCCCCGTTGCGTAATTCCACACCGCGTCGCCAAGCTGGAACTGATACAGACGCACCGCGCGGCCCGTGTAGGTTCCGATCTCCGCGAGGTCGAATGAACTGCCCGACATGGCTTCTCTCCTTGGAAGTTACTTCCACGTTTATTCTGGTCCGCCGCCGCCCTCGGTACCCTGGCCATAGTTCATACCCGGATCGACAGGTGTGGTGGGTGATACCACGATCACCGGCTCTTCTACCTGAACGTCGGCGGGCGGTGCCGTGTACCCGCTGTCCTGTATGATCGAACCGGTGAATATGTTCGTCTCGTAGGTAGCGGAACTACGACCGAACAGCACCGAGACGAAGGTCGTCAAGATGGTCGAGACACCCGACGAGTCGGTGTGATGCTCAATGTCGATATCATCCTGATCCTGCCGACTGAACGCCAAGAAGCATGAACGAACCACCTTCTCAGCGGTGAACGACAGACCGAAAGGCGAGGACAGCGTTATCAGTTCGTGTGCATCGTTCAACACCAGCGAAGAGGTCACGTCCCGAATTAGGTTCACACCGTTCCTCAGAGATATCAACAACGTCCGACGTGTGTACGGCGCTCCGGTTACATACTCGGTGTACCCGCCGCGCACGACTATCAACTCGGAGTCTTCCGGTGCGTAGAAGGTGCCCGGTCGGATTTCCAGATCGTGGTAATAGGTTGGCACCCACAGCGGCACCAGACGCCCTTGCAGGTAGTACAGCAGATTGCGAAGTGACTTCAGTCTGTCGCGACCTTCCGCGAACCACGAGAACTGCTGCACCGTGTAGGCTATGCCCGCCGCGTCAACACGCGAAAGTCCCGCTGATACTTGGTTGTCGAACTCTCTGATCGCGTGCCGGTAATCCGTGCTGAGATCGCGTGCCTCGTCTGGGAACAGATCGAGGACCGGATAGTCTCGTACCGTCATGGGCGGCGTCCGACTTGGGAAGTCGTTCGTCTCGATGGTTTCGAACTGAAGCGTCACCTTCATCGCGTCGTCCGCGTATCGCTGCGCCCGTTGCGTGCCGGTCAACTGGCACAGCTTGGTCATGTAGAGGTTGGACCCACGCGGCCACTGGCGTTCCAGACCTTCGGTGAACGTCAGGTTGAAGGAAGTTACTTCCGAGACGGTCCTGGCCTCGTAGATGAACGGCGAATTGCCGATCAGAATGACCACCGATCCCGGCACGACCTCGGTGTTCCGGGTATCGCAGTTGAGCAGCGTGTCGCCAATGAGTGCCTGACTTGTAAGCGGCATGTTCTCCCACCACAGCGGATAGGTCCATCGGCCCATCGCCGGTCCTATCATGTAGGAGTCGAACAGTCGTCGATCAGATCCGATCAAGGTGTAGTTCGCGGTGATCGTGCGTCGAGGCGAGGTCCGTAGACGACGCCGCTGTTCGTACAACATTTGCGAAGACAACACGTCCGTCTTCCACGAGATGGTTTCCACTACCGGGTTGGCCCAATCGGGCTTGAGCGTCCACAGACTGGAGGTCGCCTGAGTAGGTAGCGGGATGAGCGGCGGCGGGGGATGATCGCCTACGAAGGTGGAGGTAAGACAGCTTCCAAGCGTCAGCGACGGAGCATCCGGCACGAACGTCCAGGGAGGACCGTAGCCGTGGTTGGTCTTGAAATCGTTGGCGTCGGTAGAGTCGTCAGGCACACGGAAGTACGCCACCGGCAGAACACGGTCGCCGTCGATGGTGACGTGACCATCAGACGGTAACGGCACGCCGCTGAGATCGGCGTTGATGAACAGACGCCTGATCGCCGGATCGTCCAGTTCCATGTAGCGGTCGAACGCGATAACCGATCCAAAGCCAGGACCATTACCCGAATTGAAAGTGATGTTCCAACTGACATCCGTGTTGTTGAGGGGTGGTCCGTCGCCACCGCCGAGCATCAGGAAGACGTGCATCGGCGTGTCGTTCGCGTACATCTTGGCCCGCCGGGTCAAGAAATTGTACGACATTATCAAGAAAAACACCGACGACGTGTAGTGATATCCATCCCCCGGCGTGATATTCATCGTCGGGTTTTCTTCTTCCCGATTGCCGTTACTGAACCCGATCTCGATCAGCGGTACCATGTTGGTTTCAGCGATGCCTTGAACCAGCCCCGTGCCGCTCGACGGATAGTAGAACCCGGCTTGCATCCAGGCTTCGAAGAAACGACCGCCACCAGGGGGTGCCGCGTTCAAAGAAAACGTCGTGCCGGAAGCAGAGCATACCCAACCCGCGAATGTCAGACCTTCAATGGACGGACGCATTCCCGCGCCGGGAGTTGGACATGACAGGATGCGATTGTGATACCCGTACGACGAGGTATCAGGTTGGTAGGTCTTGACCAGTTTCGGGAGGTACGGCGCAACCATTAACGCGCTCCGATAATGCCACGGACGGTAGACGGGTTGTTCTTCAGGTGCGTCAGTATGACCTTCTCACCGTGCGCTCCCGACATCGCCTTGCTGAGATCGGCGGGGTCCATGACCAGCACGTTCTTGATGTTGGGTCCGTTGGAAGTAACTTCCGTGGAACCCCCGTTCATTAAGTTGTTCCTGTGACGCGGATCGTTCATGGGTAGAACTTCTTCCCCACGCTTCAGTATAGTCGCTACTTCATCCCCCGCCAACCCTCCATTGTGCATACGCGGTGCGCCAAGGAATACCAAGGGGCTGATACCAGAGCGCGTCATGCCGGTAGACCCGGCGATACCGCCACCATGGGCTGCGGCGAAGGCCAGTTTGATGAGCGCGAGAATTTCCTCCTTGATGATAATTTCGGCGATGCCCTTCAACACGTCCGCCGCGAACTTGGCGAACGCGCGACCGACATCCTTGAGCATGTCGCCCCAACTCTCGGTCCCGGCGATGACCTTGCCCATCGACTCCGCGATGCTCTCAAGACCATTGACGGCGGCGTTGGCGATAACGCCAGACACCTGATCTTGAAACTTTTTCTGCTCTCTGGTCAGACCAGTCGCGGCAGCGGTCGTCTCAAGTATTTTCGCCTTCATCAACTCATAGGTTTCGGGCGCTATCGTTCCGAGTTCTTTTTGCAGTTCAATCTGCTTCAACAGTTCTTCATTGATCGCCACGATCTGCGGCTTGATATCCTCGTACGATTTCTCGATTATCGCGTTCGCGTCTTTCTGCGAGATGGCTCCCTGCGTGACCAAGTTTTGATAGGCGGTTTCTATCTCGCTGCGCGTCTTCAGAAGATCGCTGCGCCGCGCTTCCGCTGACTTGTCGATCTCCCCGGTTTGCCTTGACGCATCACGATCAACCCCCCGGTTTTTCACCAGTTGTTCCTGAATGGCCGGGGTCTGCGGCTGGCGTAAGAGGTCCGCGTTGGATCGCTCCACGGCTTCCTTGATCTTGGGCGCGAAAGCCCCCGTGACCTTGGCCAACTCTTGGTACATCTGCGCGACGGTGAGCGCGCCTTTCGCGAAGTCGTCTCGTATCTTTTTGATGGCTTCGTCGCGGGCTTTCACGATGACATCAATGATGGCCCGGTCGGTTTCAATCGTGGCCTTCTCACGGGCTTCGTCGCGCGCCTTCAACAACGCCGCCTTGGCACCTTCAAGCGATTGCTTGGCGATGTCGGTCGCGCCCTGACGGATTTGGATTTCGATAGCTTCAAGCTGAGAGTCGTAGGCACGATCCACCACGCGCCGTTGGGCCTCGGGATCGGTCTTCCTCGATTTGTCCACCGCGTCCTGGGCGGATTTCAGAATGTCGCTCGCCGCCTTATTGGCGTCCTGAATTTCCTTCAGGCGTAGGTCTTCAAGCTGCTTTCTGAAAGCCTCGATCTTCGCCTTGAACTCTGCCTCGACCTCGGGGCTTGGCTCTTTGCCCTGAAGCTGGTTGATTAGTTTCTCGCGTTCGTCTTTAGTGAACTGCTCAACTCGATCCTGATCGGCCTTGAGACGTGCTTCACCGCGTAGTTGCGCGTTGATCCGGTTGATGCGCTCACGCTGAAGGTCTTCAAGAATTTTACGCTGCCTGATCGCATCCTGATTGGTCATGCCGGGCTGGGTGAAAATACCCGCGTCAGTACCTTGGTTCGGCGCGAGGAAGTTGGAGACATATTGCGCTGTCTCGGTCGGAAGTGACTTCCGGCCAGCCAACACACCGCGCAGACCGGTGCCCGCCGCTTCCGATCCCGGCCCCATGTTGTACGCGGCGGCTCCAAGCGCCTCGCTACCAAACGTCTGGACCTGTTTCTTGAAGTAGAGCGCACCGGCCAGTGCGTTGAACTCCGGCGTGTCAATACTGATCTTCTTGCCGAGCGCGGTAGCCAGTTGGTTGAACATCCCCTGGAACTCGCGCACGATCTCGTCGAACGTACCAGGCATGACCTGAAACGGCCCGCGCGCTCCCGCTGCGCTGGTGTTAAACGACAGGTCCGCGTTGCGCGATGCCTCAAGCCGGTAGAGCGCGGACAGGGTGTTTTCACTGACCGCCGTCACCGCCGATACCGCCGAGATGACGGTTTGAATATCGGCGGGAACCCCACGGCTTACCCGGCTGTCGGGGGACGGAAGATTAGCGAACTGCGGAGGTAGCGGCCCGCCGCCCGCTGGCATGGCCCCGCCGACCGAGCCGGGTGAGCCGGGAGCGAGGCCAGCGCCAGGTACCGGCTGCGCCAAGTTGTACTTGGCGATGCGGGCCTCGTCCAATTTTTCGCGCAACTCGACCGCTTGTTCCGTCAGCAGCTTCAGGGTCGGATCGCTTTCCGCCATGCCCTGTTTGCGAAGCTGGTCGATAAGCGCCTTGACCCGCTCCAATCGCGCGGTGAGATCGGTGATACGCGCATCCGCTTCTTTCGTCAGACGCTCGCGATTATCCCCGAAGATATATTTCAGATCGGCGGCAATCTCGCGGGCCAACGTGGCTACCGCACGCAGCGAAGCCGCTATCGCGTTGAACAATCCCACACTGGCGATGGCGTCGAGGAAGTCGTGCCACGCCTTGGTCAGTTCACGCATGGACTCGGTGAACGGATCAATGCCCTCCCTGGTGGCGTTGCCGAGTGCGTTCGTCAACGCCCGCATCGCGACAGCACGGCCTTCGATGCCGTTCCCGAACTTGAACGAGTCCTCGATGGCCTTGGCTTCGGCATCGTGCAGGAAGTTGTACTGCTCATTCAGCTTCATAATGCTGTCGAGCGTACCGGTCGCGATGACGGTGATCTGCTTAAAGGCGTCTTTGAACTCGATACCGGTCACGTCCGCGAGGTCGCGTGCGGCCTTGCCGAAGCGCAGCATGGCCTCGGGGTTCAGCCCTTCGCGCACGAACGTCTTGACGACATCCTTCGCGTCGGTGAACGACACGCCCATCGCTTCGATATTACGGGCGACCTCAAGCAGTGCCTTGCCGGAGTACGCGGACCCATCCGCCATTAACGCCAACTGGTGATTGAACTCGCGTTGGGCGTCCACGCCTTCCTTCAGGCGCAACAGTGACGCGGCGATAGCCAAGATCACGGCGATGGCTGGACCGCCGATAAGTACCAGCCGCCCAAGCGCCGCCGCCGACAGATCGAAAATTTGGAATATCTGACCGGCCTGACTTTCGAACGTCCGCAGAAGTCCCTGCCCCAAAGACAACTGCGTGATAACGTCGTTGACCTGAAACTGTAGGTTCTGGAACTGGTAAGAAGTCAGTCCGAATATCTTGCCGCTGGACTGCTGCACGGCGTTCTGTGCCGCCGCGAGCCGTGCCGATGCCTGCACCAGCTTGTCCGTCTCGCCGGTCAGGTTCACCGTGTCGATCCGGCGCTTCGCCATCTGCGCGCCGATGGCGGCATGTGCGCTGGCCTGTTTCTGCAATTCGGTCGAGGTCGAAGCCAGCTTGCTTTCAGCCTGTTGCAGTTCGTTCAGACTGGCCGTGCCGCCTTTGACAGCCGCAGCCAGCCGCTTGACCTCGGCTTCCGCCTTCACGAACTCGGCGTTGGCCTTCATAATCACATCGGTCTGTTTGCTATACTGGTCGATCAGCGAAGCGTCGGACGCGATCTGACTTTGGATGGCGAACAGTTCGTCCATCGTCTTGTTATAGGTCTGCGCCGTGAGCCGCCCCTTGCCGAGAGAGGCGGTCAGCTTGTCGGTCGCAGCCGTCACGTCGTCAATCTGCTGACGACCCCGGCCAGGACCGGCGACATCCATCACCTGGGATGTGGCGGTGGGCGCGGGTGGAGCGTAGGAGATGGCCGCGAGACGGCGGGCGTTGGCGAGGATGCCATCCACGGTGGCATCGGTATTCGCCTTCTCGTGCGCCATGATGGTCTGGCGTTCCGCCGACGTGGACACGGCGACCGCCGTCAGTTCGCGCATGGCGGCTGTGACACGATCCGTCGCGACGCCGATAGCGTTCAGCGCCTGTACTTCTCGCTCGAAAGCCTCGATCTCTTCCCGAGCTTTGGCGGCAAGTCCGGTGCCACTTTCGACCGACCCGAGACGACGACGGGCATCGGTAATCTTGGAAGTAACTTCCGCCAGTTGGTCCGGCGTCTGCGCCTTATTCGCCTCGGCTTCAAGCCGCTTTATCTCTTCCGCCAGATCGTGAAAGGCCGTGAGCGTGGCCCGAGCAGCTTCCTTCTGTTTCTGGAATGAGTCTATAATTTGAGACTGACGTACGGTTTCGCGCGAGATCGCGTCGAGGCGTTTCAACTCATCCGCGTAATGCGTGACCGCTCCCGTCCCGGCAGTAACGGCGGTAGTGACCCCTGCAATCTCCGATTGCAAACCTGCCAAAGTGCCCCCGCCCGCTGCGGCCCCTGGAGCCGTCCCCAGCGCCGTGCGGACACTCTCCGCTAGGGGGGTAGCGGGCAGGGTCACGGGGGCACCCACAGCCGCCGTCTGGGTCCGCGCACGGGCCATGGCTTCAGCGGCCTGGGCCTGAACCTTCGCCACGGACGCGGCGTAGGCGTCCAGCGCCGCGAAAGCCTTCTGAGCGTCCTCGGCCTCGGCTTCCCATACAGACGCTACAGCCTCTCGCAAGCGCGCCTGACTGGCCTGGAAGTCATCGGCGTTCTTCTTGCGCTCCTTGGCCAGAGCCTCTTCAGCGGCTATCGCGGCCTTGTAGTCGTCGCGCATAGCCGCCGTCTCGGCATTGCGTACCGCCTGGATCAGATCACCACGCTCTTTCGCGGCGCGTCCTTCCGCCTTGGCGGCGGCATCCGCGTCAGCTACCCGCTTCTTATCCGCCGCCTCCTGTAGCGCCATCTCTTGCGCGATGGCGTCTTCGCGGGCCTTCGTCTCCATCTGGATGAAGCCGACGTTAGCCCTGCGTAATGTTCTAGCTTTGTTCTCTTCCTCTTGGAGCGCCGCCACCCGCCGCTTGTCGGCGGCTTCCTGCAAGGTCGCCTCGGCCTGTGCCGCCCGTTCCCGCTCCTGGGCTTCCATACGCGCGAAGCCCACATTAGCCTGGGCGATCATGCGCGCCTTGTTCTGCGCGGCTTCGGCGTCGGTAGTGCGCTTCTTGTCGGCGGCTTCCTGCACCTTCGCGGCTTCCACCGCGTCAGCCGCCTGTTGTTTCGCTCCGAGATCAGTCAGACCGGCGTTGACGCGAGACAACGTGCGCTGTTTGTTCTCTTCGTCCTTCGCCCCCGCTGCAACCGCCGCCTCGGCCTCGGCCCGAAGACCGGCGTTGGTCTTGGCTATCGCCTGAAGTAACTTCTCACGATCCGCGATCCGTTGGGCGTTGGCTTCCTTCTCGGCACGGGCGACCTTCAAGGTCGCGATCAGCGTGTCGTTCACCGCGTTGCCGGCCAGGAGGGCATCGCTCGCCATGTCGCGGAACAGCGTGATCTGCTGGTGCGTCTGATCCAGCTTATCGACGGCGATCTGCATCCGCTCCATCTCGGCGGCGGCTTTCTCGAACGCCCTCGACGCGGTGTTGGCCTGAGCCTCCGACCGCTGCAACGCCTTCTCCAACGAACCTAGTTGGCGCTCCTGGGCCTTGGTAGGCTCGGCTGGCATCTGCTGCGCGAAAGTGTCGCGGGCCTGACGTGCCGTGGCGACCGCTTGCTGCTTGGCGGCAAGTGTCTCCTGCTTGTCTTGATACGAGTTCAGAGCGACACGAGCGCGCAACAAATCCTTGGCCGCGTTCTCAACGTCGCGGAGTGCCTTCGCGTACTCGCCCAGCGTGGTGTCACCGGTCTTGGCGGCATCGCGCTGCTGGTCGAGTACGGTCGTGAGTTGTTTGACCCGTTGTAGAACCTGATCGAGCGGCTGGAGAGCCTTATCGACTTGTGCCCGAAGAACAATGTCGGTGGTGCGTTCAGTGGCCATTTAACGTCTCCAACAGTTCCCGCAGTTCTTTGCCGCCCCACACCGCCTGACTGATCGTGGCCTTCATTATGACGGCTTCAGAGGTCATAATGGAGTTCAGACGTTCCCTGGTAAATCTTACCTCATTCCAGAGATAGGCGATAGGATACTGCGTCGCGCCGGTGTGTCCTTCGGAAAGCAGTAAGCCGATGCACTCGCGGAGACTACGATACCACGAGACTATTGCATCCTTGGCATCGAATTTACCGGCTCTGGCAAGACCTGACGATGCGAAGTCACCGCGATCTTTACCATTGCCAGAAACGCCAAAGGGCCACCGACATCCTCAAATGTGAGATTGATGATCTCGCCGAGTATCCTGAGTTGCAGCGGAGCCGGAAGTAACTTCGCCTTATCCACCGCGTCCGGCTCATCACAACCAAGAGCCAGCATCAAACCGGCCGTGTCTGGAGCCTGTAAAACGAGTTTGAGCAGCAGCGCGTTGAGGTCCAGTTCTTCTGGAAGTAACTTCCCATCGGTCGCGGCACTCTGAAACACCATCGTCAACTCGGTCAGGTGGTTCCGTACCAACCGGGAGATATCTTCGAAATTGAGGCCGCGTACTTTGGCAATCACGTTGCCGTTGAAGTCCGTGACCTTGCGTTTCTGCACGACGTAATCCGCGAGAGCCATTGTGTCCTCCTGCCTGATACCAAGAGGGCGGAACCTCGCGGCCCCGCCCCCAACGTGAAGTCCCTGAGACGGTTTGTTAGGTGACGACGATAGCGCCCGAAGTCGCCAGCGCCGTACCGGTCGTAGCACCGGCGTACAGCTTCGCGGTGTAGCTTCCATCAACCGCGATGATGAATGGCCCGACCGAACCGGACGCACCACTCGCCCGGAAGACCGCACCGTAGTTGGACGTGCCGTTGTGCAATTGGATATTCCCCGACGTGCCGCCAGTCAGGGTGTAGTTGACGTAGAACGCCACGAAGTTGCTTGCCGTGGCCGGTGCCGCCACGGTGCCACCGGTCGCCGGTGCGCCGCCGCCACCCGCGCTGTCGTCGGCGATTACCGCCACGTCTTCCATGGTCAGCAGAGGCGTGTCGTCGTCGGCTGCGCTCGTGCCGGGGTCTGGCGTGTAGAGATAGACACGCTCGGTGGCGCTGTCGCGCTTCAGAGCCTCGATGGTGAACGACATCACTTGCCACGTATCGCCCTTCAAAGCGAAGGTGCCGTTGGGTGTCATGTTGGTGTACGGGAACCAGTAGTTGACGTTCTCGCCCTCGGCGTTGTCGGCCTCGAAGAACAGCGCGCCGAAGATGGTATCGGCCCGACCGATCACCGCGATGGTGCCGAGATCACCCGGCGCGTCGGGCGGCATGTCACCGGTATCGGTGCCGCCGAACCACAGCGCCAGATTAGCCATCATAATGTTATCGACTTCCAGGGTGATCGTCATGTCCTGCGTCAGCACGACAGAACGATCCTTCACCTTCAATCCACCCTCGGCGCTGAAGTGATCCAGCTTGGTATTGGACTGCGCGAGGCCGAACGAAGGCGTGGCTCCGAGATATCCCTTGGTGCCACCGGTCGTCTCGCCTTTGGGGTACGGTGCGAAGAATACTTTGCCGCGACCCAGAACAAGATTGTCAGCCATGCCTATCACCTTTCACGTTGAGTTGTTCTCAGACTGCCCAAGGGTCCGCGACATTGTGAGTATAGTGGATAATTAGCGGGAGGTATAGGGCCTCGGTTCCCGCCGTTTGTGGAGTAGCTGCCCGCACCACACCGGGGCCGATACGCGCACGATCAATGATCCGACCGAGCCTGTAGTCATCACTCTCTGGGTCCATGATCCGTGCAAGCCGGTGTTCGATGGCCCCCTTCAAGCCGTAGAGTTCGTCGGTCGGGTTGGCCTGAACTGTCTTCGTCCATCCCTGTACCTGAAGTTCCCACTCTTCAAGACGCCTCAGTCGTTCTGCCCCTCCTTCTATCGGTGCGGTATCGGGCCGCGGAAATTCGACAATCGAGACGAACGGCGTGGCTTCCTGCGCCCCGAACACCAGTTTGCCGCGAAAGACCTTGCCGACCAGATCGAAATCATACCCGTTGGCCGGGGTGACGCCTTCAAGCAACGCCGTGAGACGTTTCAGGATGATGAATTGCTTGGTGTCGCCCCCGAGTGCCATCAGCCCAATCCACTGAGACGGGCGAACTGCCGGTTGAACTCAGCCGCGATGTCGGAAGTTACTTCCTCGGCGATCTGATCGCCCACGTCGGTCAAGACCTGATCCACCGAAGGGCCGTACAGGAGGTAGACATTGGGGAACAGGCGCACCGGGTTGAACCGCTGGACGCCGTGAACCTTCTCACCGGGCTTCAGCCGGATGGCGAGGCCGATGTTGGAATTACGGAGGTTGACCAAGAAACCTTGCGGGATACGCTGCGGGGAGCCACGCTTGACGATGACGTTCAGACCCCGGTTCGCGACAGCTTGCCGACCGACCGGTGTCCCCGGCTGGGTGAACCGTGCCAGGGAGGTTGGCCGGTCCCGGCCCACGATACGGGCTTCCAGCTTGTAGGGTGTGGCGGCTTGCTTGAACTGCACGCGAGTATCCAGATAGCCCTCGGGGAAATTGATCTGCGCCATGATGTTGCGCTTCGCGGCCTTCAAGGCGGGACCACGCGCCGTCTCGTTGAGCGCGATACTCATCGCGGTACGTGCGACCTGGGGGAATTTCTCGAACAGATGTTCGAGGTCTTCCACCTGACTGCTGTCGATGTCCACGCTCATTCCGACACCACTTCCATCGTTCCCGCGCCGCCAATCATGGTAGCGTCAGCCACCACTACAGAACTGAATGACGCCACGGACCACTTCTCATCTATCGGCCCGTCATAGTCATCACGAGCGTCCAGTTCAATCGCCATGTCCTGACCGGGACCGATGTAGTTGGCGAAGACAACCCGATCCCCGCGAACAGGACGAAGCAGCGACAGAGCCAGTTCTTCCCGGTTGAACACCACACGAAAGACGCCTTCAAGTACGATCGAATAGCCTTGGGACTCCATATCGCCGCCGACCATCTGTTTACCGTGGAGGCGAGCCGTCACCGGAAACGACCCTTCCCCCGTGGTCAGAGTGCATGGAACCGCGAAGTTGGCGTGAACCGTCCTTCGCGTTCTGGCTTTGATATCGAGGAAACTCACAGATCGTCGTCCATGTTGGTACGACGACCGGCAGGACGACGCGCGGCTTGTGCGTTTGCACGCTGGGTCTGTGCCTCACGCTGCCGCTGCTGCGGCGTCATGCGTTGTGGCGATCTGGCAGGAGCAATCTCTTCCTCTTCCAGCGTCACCACACCCTCGTCCTCGACCTCTTCGTCGTCCTCGGAAGTTACTTCCACCGGCTCCGGCTCTTTGGCCTTGACCGTCTCGTTGATCGGCTTCCGCAAACCTTCCGGATTGTCGGCACGGATTTGTTTGACCTCTTCGTCGGTGAAATCGTACAATTCGCCAATCGGTGGGAAGACGGTTTGCGAACGACTACCCACCTTTCGACTGACACCGATAGAAGCCATCGGGATTAAACGGGGCATTGACGAAACTCCATGCGGTAAGACGCGATGCTATCGCGTCTCCCGGTTAACTCAAACCACCTTCAGACGGAACGTGTTGTTCGGGCGGATAGGCACCATGAGCGGAGCCGATTGGGTCATGGAGTACGTGACACTCGGATCTTCCTCGTCCCACACTTTCGGGAACATCGAAAGTGGCTGAAGCTGCGCCCGACGATCCATGATCGCGCCGTAGCAAGCAACGCCATTGATCGCGCCGCCGACACCCACGACGTACGACGGATCGAGATAGTTGATCCCCATGCCCGCCGCGTTGCCGTCGGTACCATCGCTCTCGTAGTAGTTCGAATATGTCCAGAGTTCCAGCCGCCCGGTGTTCGCACCGGAGATGAAGCCCTGGTAGTTGTAGGGCGAGCCGTCGCTGATGTTCGGAGCATTGAACACGGACTCGCCGCCGCGACGCAGGACGTTGAGCAACGTCTGAACGTCGGGGTGGTCTTCCTGCACAAACGCTGTCCAGGCGTCGATGCCGAAGATCAGCGTGTTAACCGGAGCGCGAGACAGCTTGAAGGCGAGAGTACGCTTGGCCTGAATGTCGGCCATCGGTGTAGCGGTCGATGCCGTCCAGAGCGCGCCGCCGGTCAGCGTCGTGGTGAGCGCCGGATCACGCCCGAAGTCCACTGTAGTCGTCGGATAGTCTTCACCAGATACCGTGACCTTGCCGTCCACGATGGCTTTACACGCCATCCAGTCCCACCGGTTCTCGATCATGGCCCGCTCGCGCCGCAGATTGTCGGCCATGATGAGGTCGAACTTCTGCTGAAGCGACATACCGCCACCGACCATGGTGGACATTTCACCGGCACGACGGGGGATCGTACGAGCCGGGTCAATGACGTGCTTCGGCTTGACGTAAGCAGGACGGAACGACCGGGTGGTGAAGCCCTTCGCCGCGATCACTCGACCTTGCACGTTCGGAGCAACGAACGGCGCGAGCCGGTATTCGTTGTTGTCGATCTCATCGAACATGATCTTCTCGGTCGTGAAGTTGATCGACCGAGGGAAGAACTTCATCCAGAACTGATTGAGTTCCGGCGCATTCTCCGGACTGAAGAGAACGTCGAGCAGTGTGACTGCGGAGTAAAGCCCGATATCTCCCGCCGCAACGCGAGGGACGAAAGAGGCGGGCGCGAACAGCTTGTTACGCATTGTGTGTTTCCCTTGATAAACGGCCCGTCGCCCAAGAGCAAACGGCGGTTACGGAAGTGACTTCCGGACTTACGGAATAGTCATACGGGCTGACGTACCGAGCAGCTTATCAATGTGGATCGGCGTCCGGTCGAACACACGGCGGGCCTGTGCCAATGTGGTGATCGAAGAGGGCCAAGAGATGGCTTTCCAGTTGAACGAACCACCAACGAAGTACGGAATGTTGTCCCCGGCGATAGCCGGTTGTGCCGAGATGCCGATGGCCATGTTCTCGGACTCGTAGCTACCACCCGCGAGCGTGGTCGCGGCACCCGCGAACGAAAACCCGGTGCCCACTTCCGAAAGCGTGATGGCGTTGCCATCCGGTCCGGGCGTCAACGCGACGAACGTCACGGTCGGACCAGCCACGCCAGCGACGACATTGGTCGCACGCATCGCGACCTCATCGGGAACCGCATTCACCATCGCGACGAGGTTGGTGGCGGTAGCAGTCGGTGTGGCACCAATCGTCACCTGATGCGAGTTGGCCGAAGCGGCAACCAGCGTGAACGTGATACCGTTGAGGACAATGGTATCGGCGGCGGTCCCGACACCAGAGAAGGTGCCTTGGATGGTGGCGGCACCAGTGACATCGGACCACGCCACGATCTGGTCGCTCTCGTTACGGGCAACGGGAACGAACTGACCAATAGGAGCAGCACCAACGACACCTTGGCTCGTGACGATATCAGACTCACCGGCATACAGTTCGAACGGTACAAAAGCGCCTTCGTCAGTGACGCCCCCGGCCAGGAGATTAGGGTACGGCATTAAAGCGATCCTTCTGTTAGAGGCGTATTAGTGGGCGGTCTTCGCTTCGCGCTTCGGACCATGCTGCAACATCAGGATGGACTTGGCGCGCTTGCGATCCTTGGCTTCGTCGGACTCGTCCTCGCCATCGCTTTCGCCTTCACTCATGCCGAGTTCCGGTTGCTTGCCCTTGTCCATGGCTTTCTGGAAGTGGTTCTCGTCCTTCGGGTCCACGACCGCAGCCGCGACGGCTTTCGGAGATGCCGCCAGGATACCGCCCGCCGTCTCCACGTCGAGATCGGTGTTCATCGCCAGATGCGCGGCAAGCGTCTCACGGCCAGCCGCCTCGGCGTGACCCTGGATACCTTTCACGCGCTGACGTTCCGCCGTACGCGCGGCGAGAGCGGCGGTATTCGCAGCGGCTTCGATTGCAGCGGCGGAAGTTACTTCCGTATCGGCTGCGGCGGCGGGCTTGAGAGCCATGTTTTCCTCGCTTTCAGGTTGATCGTCATCAGTAGCAACAGCGGCGGTATAAGACGCCACCGCCTCGGACGGATTGCTAACGGCATCCACCAGCCCGAGAGCCAGTGCGTCTTGCGCGCCATAGGCCCGCGCCTCAGTCTCACGCACGTCTTCGTCGCTGATGGATCGTCCGCGTGCGACCTTGGCGACGAAGGTGTCGTACGCGGCATCTACCTCGGCCTGAAGATCGGCCTTTACTTCATCGCTCAACGGCTCAAACATATTGCCGTCAACCTTGTGTTCCCCGGCGTGGATGAAGGTGACTTTCACCCCGAAGTCTTCCAGCGCCTTCGACACGTCTACGTGCATCATCACGACACCGACACTGCCCGCGCCGCCCGAAGGCGTAATCGCGATATGATCGGCTTGCGATGCAAGCATATATGCCGCCGAATAGCAGTTGGCGTCAACCACCGCCACGGAGGGTTTGCCACCTTGGGCAGCATTCAATCCGTAAATCAAATCGGCTGTTTCCTCACAGCCAGCTACCGTGCCGCCATTGCTGTTCACATCGTAGATGATCGTCTTCACATCGGGATCGGCACTGGCGGCGAGCGCCTGTTTGCGGATGAAATTATAGCCAGTGACGAACCCGTACGAACCGGAGAACCGATTGATTAGCAAACCATGGACAGGGATGATGGCATTGCCTTCCGCGAAGACGAAAGGCTTGGTACCGCTTTCCTCGTAGCCATAGGACGAGGCAAGCACAGTCCGCCGTTCGGCGTCCTTGGCGATCTCTTCAGCTTCGACCAGGGCGGCGAGGTCGCGCAGATCGTCCAACATCAGACTGGAAGTAACTTCCGATCCGATGGATACACCTTGGTTCACATACGCCGGTGCCACCAAGGCCGGATGACCGACCAGTTGTTGCAACGCAACGCGGGCTTGATATTTACTCACTCGGTTTCTCCTAGTCGTGAATGACGAAACCGAAAATACGCCAACCGAGAAGGAACAGCAGAATGAAAATCAGCCAGCCGTGGTAGACAGGCCAGTACTGCTGACCTCCCGGTGTCCGTCCCCATCCCCAGAACACGACCCATATGACCATCAACACCCAGAACAGCAGACCGATGCTCATCTCCAGCCTCCAAACAAAACGAGGATAAGCACGACCAGCAAGACCAGACCAACACCCCCGCCGAGGTAATGTGTGTTTCCCCAACCGGCTCGCGGCCCATAGTAGTACCCGCCGCCAAGTCCACCGAAGAGCAGAAGTACGACAAGCAGGATGATTATGAGGTTCATCTGACACGCCTCGCGCAGATGTAGCCCTTGCCGTTCAGCGCGCCGGCCCCGCCGAGTGTCACCTGACCAACGAGGTAAAGCGTGATGGGCGTGGCGGAATTAGAACGACACTGACCGGTCATAAGCATCTGACGCTGGCCCGACGTGAGGGCGTTGGTGGTAATCATGTTCAGGATACCGACGCCGGTCATCAGATCGGCGTCACTCGGCAAGGCGTTTGGAGTAACGCTGATCGACGCCGCGACCATGTTCGGGCTGACACCCGCCGCTGGCCGGAAATCAATGGCACCCCAAATTTCCCAATCACCCGCCGTCAAGGCGATGGAACTGATCGACGCGGCGACATTCGTGACCATGGCGACACCAGTGGTGTTGCTCATCACGATGTACTCACCGATATCACCGGCAGCGGCACTGCTACCGTCCACAACCCCTTTCCTCGGAAGGCGTGAGTTGTCCACGGGGTGTACGTGATCCCCTCGTGACCAATTCGTCTCGGTCCCCGTGGCCGCGGTACCGGCCACCTTCGGCACGGTCGAGGACGGTAGCGGTACCGCCGTAGACAGCGCGTACGGCTGTAGCGTCGCGGCCCAATCAGTGATATCCGTGTGCGCCAACGTGACCGCACCGGGCCTCCCGGCCACCGATTGCACGGGAGCCGCCAGAGCCGCACCGGCTGAGTCCACGTAGCCCGCCGGGTTACTGGCCGCATAGCGTGACGTGTCAGTCGGATGTACATGATCCCCGGCTGACCACGTATCGGCAACCCCGACCGAAGCAATGCCGTCCATCAACGGAACTTCTTCCGAGGCCATCGGCGCGGTGTCGTGAAGATATTCCAAGACCTCTTGAACGTCGTCCATACCGCCAATCGCCGGTGTCACGGCGGTAGTAGACGCGGTAGAAGCCGTGGCCCCGACATCCAGACGTTGCCAAGTGTTGCCGTCACACACGATCCAATCGTGCATCACGTAGTTGTCTGTTGGGATGTTGGAACCGGCTGGCGGCTGACCCGCCACCACGACGATGACGTAGAACCCTATATAGTCCGGTGAGGCTGTCGGCAATGGCCCAGGACTCGGCGTGATGCCAGACCCGGAAGTAAACTTCACGTTGTCAGTCACCACATCGACCTGACCAACGAACCGGAGGTTCTGCGCCAGAGCGGAGATCTGTTCTTGCAACGCGGAGTTCTGAGTGTCCACGTACTCCCGCATCGTGTCCAACATGGCCGTGTTGGTCGGATGAACGTGGTCAGCCCGCGCCCAGGTTTTACTGGTCCCGATACTGACCTCGCCGTTCATGCGAGGTTCCGTGTCGGCGGGCAGAGGTAGGTTTACTTTGTACGAGCCGGTATCCGCCAGCTTGGCGGCTGGCACGAAGTAGGTTTCGTCCGGATCGGTAACTGTATCAGCCGCGAGTATGGAGATATTAGGCATTCGGATTGCCCCCTTGCGGCCATGTCACGGGATCGCCGTTTTCCCAATTCCAGTTACCGGCCTGATTTTCCAGCCCGAGAAGATTTGCCGAACCGGGATTGATCCCGGCGATCTGAGCCGGGGACAGAGTTAAGCCGCCTTGAAGCACCGGAATACGAGCGTGAGACGGCAACGAGCCGAGAGCGTTAGCGCGAGCACTCACGCCGCCATATTCCAACGGAACCCAAATGCTGTCATCCGCGTCGAAAGTATCACGAAGCGCGATACTCATGCCGGAATGGAGCAGCGGGATGCGTGCGTCGAGAGGATCATACATTGGAAGTTACTTCCAAAAACAAGGTCATGTTGCTGCGGCCTCGGTTGACTTAGGACCGGCATCCGCCTCTGGGTCCGCCGCCGTTGCTGAAGCGCCGGTCGGCTTCGTCGTCGTCATGTCGAACGTCAGACCGTATTTGTCCATCAGCGCCCGTTCACGCGCGCACTGCTCGAAGAGTTCACGCCAGTCGATACCAAGGCGGGCACCTTCAAGCGCATAGGTGGAGATACCCATGGCGATCCGCAGACCAGCCGCTTGCGTCTCCCGCAGTTCATCAACCTGTCCAGACCCAGACCCGATCCACTGACAGCGGGTGAACGCCTCTTTAGCCATCCCATTATCTCGGTAGAAAACATCGCGCTTCTGGCCGCGAGGCAACGGTACGTTGCCGTTGGACATCTCTTCTTCCAGCACCAAAGCGTAGAGGTCGCACGCGAACCGATCCGCGACGTGCTTCTTGCGCGAGGCCATGAACTTTTGCGAGACACCCATCGCGGCCTTGCCGCTGGAATAGTTGGTCTTGCTGAAATCGCGAGAGAACTCTTCGTACGACAGCCCGAGCGACGCCGCCGTGTGACGCAACAGGCTCTCTTCGAAAGACGTGCCTATCCCACCCGTCGTCTTGGCGGGCTGCATGTTGAGTTTAGTTCCGGGGAAAAGGTGGGGGATCATCGCGCCGTCGATGCGGATGTTGTTCGCGGCGTCGAGGTACTCGCCCAAGGCTCCCATGTAGGAGCGATACATGCCGAGCATTCCGGCGTTCGTGTCACCACCGGCCTGTCCGAGCGCCGCAGCAACCATGTCGTTCGGTAATTCCGACTCGATGGCGGCGGCATAAGTCGCGTTGATGACCGCGTTCTGCAAAGTGACCTCTGCGAACTTCTTGGTCATCCGCATGTTCTTCAACGTGGCAACCATGTCGGATATGCCACGGGTCTGATCCATCATCCCCTGTTCGATGATGTGGATGACCTGTTTGCGACCCCACGGCTTCTCGGCGGGAACCCGTCGCCACGTCGCCGAGAACGCACCGCTGAAATGGTCGAACTGATCGCCCATGCGAAAATGGTAAGCAAGAGCCTGACCATTGGCATCACGCTCAACACCGCGTCTCATAAAGCGGTCGTCCGACATACCGTTGGGGTTGCACAGTCTGTCGCTACTGACCATCTGAAACGCGGTGTTGATGGGCCGGTTAGGTTTGCGAAGCCACTCGACAGAGCCGATGACCTCGCCGGTTATGAGGAACACACCTATCGCCAGCCGCACGAGGCCGGTCAGGGTATTGACGCCTTGAGCGTCCAGCCAACATTTCTCGCTGTCGGCAAGCATACTGAACCGGGCTTCGACGATCTGCTGAAATTCGTCGGCCCAGGTTTCATCGAAGCCCTTGGAATAGGCCGACAGGAACCGCCAGTGCGGGGTGGCGTTCAACCGGTATTGCGCTCCGACGATGCCGTCCTTGTGCAACGCCACCGCGCCGTAGGCCATGCCGCTGTTGCGGACGGTATCGCGACCTCTGGCATCCGCCATCGGTTTCGCGTTGTTGATGACCTGATCCGGTGAACCCATCGACGGCGACCACAGCGCCGTCTCACGGCTGAACTTGTCCGCGCCTTCAAGCGCCCCGCTGTCGAGGATGATGGCGGATGCGTTCGCCATTAGTAGAAATATTTCATGGGACGAGGACCGGGCGGCAACGCGATTGACGTGTAGGTGGGGCAGAGTTTCTGCAAAGCGTAGATCATGTTCAGCAGACCGGCCCGGTTAGCGGATGAATATTCGATCTGTTCGCCATTCTGATCGCGGACCATACGCACGGCTCCGCCCGTGTTCAATTCGAACCAGGCTTTATCCGCATCGCGCAGTAGTTGGCAGGGATCAAAGTCAGGCATCCGGACGGCCCCCATGAGAAAGGCACAATAGCCGAAGTGTAATTGGAATGCAATACGGTCCTCGGAAGTAACTTCCGCTACCCCATTCGTCTGGCCAAATCCGCAAAACTCAGTTCTGGTTCATCCCGCGACGCGGGCTTGAAACGCGGTATTATGCCCGCGCTAATCAGGTCGTTGTTGTCCCACGATGCCGCCCATCCAGGCGGACGGGTCCAGTCGATACCTTCGACACGGATCAACGGACTGACGCAGACACCCATGGCGTAATAGGCCAAATCCCACGCCTCGTTCCGGCGGTTCTGTGGGTTCTGCCAACCTTTGTCGGTGCGGGTTTCCACGCACATCTCGCTGTACCACGCATCCGGCAACCACCGTCCGAAGCGAAGCATTCCCTTGCCGGGGATCATGCACTCGACACGACCTCGCAGAGCGTCCTTCAGGATGTTGGAATTGAGGAACATCACCGGCACGTCTCCGCGCGCAGCCGCCAGCTTATCCCGCCGGTTGCTGTCGGGGAAGTGGATATGCGCCCGAGGCCGCGTGGGTAGCGGATCGCCCTTCAGGAGATGAAACCGGGCCGCGTCGCCATTGCTACGCAACAGCCGGTAGAAATTGTAGCCGTTGGTGGTGACGCCTTCTCGACCGCCACTGTCACAGCCGGTCATGCGGATCGCCATGCGGCGACCGGTGCCGTCCGATAGCGCATAGGTCCGATCCATAACCTCGGTCTTGATCTCGTTCCAATCCTCCAAATACGACGACGGCTTGACCCAGAAGGCTTCGCCCTGGCCGTCCATGCGATGGCTCTTTCGGATCTGAAACCGATCGAGGATTATCATGTCGAACGGCTCACCCGGCAGGATGCCGTGGACCTGAACCGAGAACAGGTTATTCTGCACGTCCACGGTCGCCACGAGGAACCGCACGTCGGGTGGTACCAGCGGCTCGGGGATGATATCGCCGACGACCCTGACGTTCCAGATGCGGTCGATGCGCTGTTCGGAAGTTACTTCCGCGAGCGGGAACATCTCGGCTCTCGCCATTAGGTTCTCTGGAAGCAACGAACTCTCTTCCGACTTGGGCAAGAACGGCATACCCAAGTCGGTGTTGTAGAATTTCTTTAGCGAGTCTTCACTGCCAGTTTTCTCGTAGTCCCCTAAAGCGTTCAAGTACGCGCTGACGAGGTTCGTCCACGTCGTAAAGTTCGCGGCCACTCCGTTGAGCCAGAATGATGCCGTCGATGATCTCATGGATTGGCCGCAGACCTTGCCGGTCTTCGGGTCGAGGGCTTCGCCGTCCTTCAGCCAGATACCCCACTCCTGCATGACCGACCGGCTGTTCTGCTCGATGCGGCAACCGTTGACCGGACATACGAGACGCGCAGTCTCCGCAGACGCAAGTGGGCTGTACTTCACGTCCCATTCCAGTTGCTCCCATTTTCCTTCGAAGTAACTTCCGCAATGCGGGCACGGCCAGTACCAGCGACGGCGATCCCCACGGTTATAGAGCGCCAGGATACCCTTACACGGCGGGGCTTCGTGGGGAGTGTTGGCGATCCATCGCGGGTCTTCCACCGCACGCGAGGGCGACGACTCCGCGACCGTCATGGCGAACGATCCGAAGGTGGTGGTTCGCTTACTGCCCAGGTCGAACGGCGAGCCGTCGCCCCCGATGTCGTCTGGCATCCGGTCGTAGTCGGTCAACGCGATCCGACCCACCGGTCGGCCCGCGAACTCGGTCACGGACGGATGACCCAGGTTCAGCAACATGCCGTTGGTGTACTGCTTGTCGTAGACGTTATCGTACGACGCCGACTTGAGGCGCATCGCGCCGAGGGCAGGGGAATACCGGTGCATACGATCCACGCGCCGCATGGAGAAGTCGCGCGACGCGGATTGAGTCGGGGAGTAGATAATCATATCCATCCCGTCAACCTTGATCGAGTATGCTAGCCAGTTGAGGATCAGACCTTGCGTCTTCGCACTCTGCGCGGGACCGACGAACACGGTCGCGGAGATCGTGCGGCTCTGCAAGACATCCATAGGCTCGACCATATAGGGAGCCATGTCATTGCGATACGGCCCGATGTACGAGCCGGGGTTATTGAGGTAGACGTATTTCTCAGCCGCTTCGGAAATCTTGATCCGCTCGGGCGGTCGGAGTAGTTCCGACAGCCCGAGAAGGATATCCTCTACGGTGTCAAAATTCGTCGTCTCCCTCTTCAGGGGGGCCGAGTCCTCCCCAGGGGTCATAACCTGACCCACTATCTCCATTATCGGCTGCACTTTCTTTCGGTGCAAACGCTTTCCCCTGGGAGACTGGTCGGAGTTCACTGAGACGGACAACTAGCTTCTCCCGAACATCGTTGAGGGCAGTGTGCATCAGGGTTTCGATGATGTGCCGCTGCTTCAGCGACAGATCGGTTTCACGACCTACCGCATCCGCCGACAGCATCAGCGACAGGCGCAACGTCTTGAATACCTCACCGCAGAGATCAACTATCGCGGCGGTATCCCACAGTTCACCAACGGATTGAAGATACTTCAGCCGTTGGTTCTGCCCATACCAGAACTCTTTCGACAGCATCTTGGGCAGATCAGTGTGATGCGTCGCCAAGACGCGGCGCACCAAATCAGTCATGCTGTCGTCCATCTTGACGAGCCGGGGAGCAACGTCCCGCACTCGCCACACGTCGAGGTTGCCTCGCTTAGAGCGTGGCGGGATATCCCCGATCCGGCTGCGGACCTCCTTTCGGTCTATCCCGAAGAGGGCGGCAAGATCAGTGACCGTGCCGCCCATCACCAGCAGTTCGTTATCGGTCGGTGGCATTGGAAGTTACTTCCATTTCCCTCTGAGGTCGCGGATGTATTTCTTCACCGCATCCTGGGCGTCATCCTTTCCGCGCAGGACCGGTACGACAGTAGCGTCAACAGTATCCCTGGCGACCAGATGGTAGACACGGACGATCTTCTTCTGCCCTGGTCGATCAAGGCGTTTGTTCATCTGCAAATAATCATCCAAAGGCATCGGATTGTCAAACCATATCAGGATATGGCCGGGACCATGCTGCATGTTCAGACCGTGACCGGCGCTCCTGGGGTGGACTAAGAGCATCTTGATCTTGCCCTCGTTCCACGGCTTCACACACCGCCCCTCGCGATCCATCTTGATCGCCTTGGGGAAAGCCTTCTGCAACCGCTCCAGCGAAGACCGATGCCAGTACGCCACCAACAGCGGCGACCCCTGCGACTCAGCGACCAACTCCTTCAGTTCTTCGATCTTGTGATCGTGGATGTGGTGCCACACCCCGGTTTCGTCATAGACCGCGCCGCTCGCCATCTGAAGTAACTTCCCGGCCAGCGACCCGCCGCTCTTGGCTTCGATCTCGGCTTCAGGCAAGTCGAGGATCATGGTCCGTTCAAACTCTTCGTACAGCCCGAGTTCATCCGGCTCAAGCAGGATGGGACGTTCGATGACGATAGCCTTATCCCGCTTCAGGAAGTCCTCTTCCCGCATGACGATGCAGAGGTCTTTGATCTTGTTCGCGACCTGAAGCGCCGCGCCGTCGCGAGGTATCCAGCGGTGTTGCCAGGGCTGGTGGATCATGTAGTTCTCGCGGAACGCGGTCAGGCTCCTGCCGAAGCGTTCACCCCGGTCCAGAAGGTAAATCTGCGCGAAGTAGTTCTCGATGCCTTCGGGCGCGGGTACCCCGCTCAACAGGTGCATCCGCGTCATAAACGCCCGCACCTTGTTCAGTGCTTTCCATCGGGCGGCGTTCTTGTCGGCGAAGTTCTTGCTCTCGTCCACGATCACCGTGTCGTACGGCCAGTTCTTGCCATGGAACTTCACCAGCCAATCAACGGCTTCCCGGTTGATGATGTGGATCATGGTTGATTGTGAGGCCAGTTCCCGCCGCTGCAATTCGATGTGGGCGGTCTTGGCCTTGCCTGATGCGTGGTTGGCTGCGAGTGGGTTGGCCTTGCGCGCTTGCGATTGAGCGTCTAGCAGACCTGGGTGGCGTTCGTCGGCGCGGATGAGGGTGTAGGTCATCCACCATGTATGCGACCACTCCTTGAGTTCGAGCGGCCATGTCTGCACGGCTACACGTAGCGGAGCGATAATCAGAACCTTGTTGATCTGTCCTCTCGTGAACAGGCGTTGCAGGACGGTTAGGATCGCGACAGTTTTCCCGAGGCCCATGTCCATGAACGCCGCGCTGAACGGATTATCCATGAGGAAAGGGATCGCGAGTTTACTCTGATATTCGTGGAGATCGTTCGAACAGCGTCGCGCAAAGGAGCGCCGCTGAACCAGTGCTTGGTGGAAGTTACTTCCTGGCATTGGGGGAAACCTTTCATCTCAGTATCCTTTCTGTTCCAGTATCCAGAGCGAGGCGAAGATTTCATCGCCGTCTTCGGATTTTCGCAGTTGGCTGATCGGGAACCACACCCGCTTAATGAGGATCGCCTTGTCAGTCCACTGCTCGATCCGCCCTTCGAAGCCTGGGATATCGGAGTACAAATCCGCATCCCCAGGGTCTAGGGTTTCGATCTGTTCCACGAGGCCGGGGATGGTGAATATGTCTCTAGACATCTGACAACTCCACTAGGTCAAGGATCAGTCGGGCATCGTCGAGATTGTCGGCCCAATACACCTCGAAACCAAAATCATCGACAAGTTCTCGATGACGTTTCGATTGCTGGCGTGTCGGCTCTTCGCCAGGAGCCTTGAACTCAATGAGTACAGTTCGACCGCCCCGACCGAATATACGATCGGGCGCACCACGAGTTCCGATGAAGGACAGTTTGAATGTCCTCCATCCGGCTCGTATGGCCTCTTTACAGGTGGCCTTTTCGATACGTTCTTCCGGGCGCACCGGATTTTTTCCTCGCGGACAAGTTATCGTCCGCCGCGATACACAGGGCTTTCTCCAATTCGTAAGGCAAAGCGTGTCCCGGCTTCGGAAGGTTCAAAGCCTTCGCCATGGATTTGCATTGCTTGAACGCATTTGATACCGCCGTGAACGCATCGGGAGCGTCCTCGTAAGAATTGAATACCGTCTCGGTCGCTCCATTGGCCGTACGGCGTTGGAACGTGGCTCGAAAAACCGGTCGGGCTTTGCCGCCATACTGACAAAGCGCCACCAGAAACCAGTCGATCTTATTCGCTTCTTTGGTTATTTCGTCAATGGTTGCCACTTGGCTCTCCGTTTTTGGAAGTTACTTCTCGCGGATCGGCCCCCCGTCCGTCAGGAACAGCGGGAGGTCCAATTGTCGGCTCTTCATGTTGAAGGTTCGCTTGACGGCTTCGTCGAGATTTATCCCGCAACAATCCGCCAACCGATCCACGTAGTATAACACCCAATGGATACCTGTGACAAGTCTTGCCTCGAAACGAACATTGTCGCGAGGTAGGCTCAAATGCCCAACCATCGTGCCCGCGTGGTAAAACGCGCCGACCATGAGTTGGTTCAAACTCTGTCCCGGCGGGACGTTCTTCTTCGTGAAAAGCCGTAGCTGGGCGAAATCGTATTTATAGGTTTCGAACCCCAACTGCATCGCCATCAGGTCGAGGTAGATGATCGTGTCGGAAAACTCTCGGGCCAGCGGATCGTGCATCTCTTCCACGGTGAAATCGCCCCGGCGGATTTTCTTCAGGATGTTGGACGCCTCCCCGAGTTCCCCCAGGATCGCGACCATCCAATCTTCCGAGTTCCAATCCGCGCCGCTGTGCGCCGTCTCGCCTTTGGCGTTCTTGAACAGCGGGCACCTTTCTCGGTTGGCCTCACGAAGTGCCGCGAACGATAGTCCGGTAGAGATACCCGCGTCGATCATAACCTGTCCCTTTCCTTGGAGAAGACGAACCAATAGCTGTGAAACTTCCTGGCGTGTCTCTGACGGAGCGCAGGATTGTAGGCGGGACCGGTTTCCCGATAACGGATCATCAGATCTTTGGCGTAGAAGCCTCGCGCGAGCGCCCATTGCCAGACGTGACAGTGCGTCAGCACGGTGTCGCTATCGGTGTAATCCTGACACTTGAACGCGACGATCCCCTCATAGCGCAGCACCCGGTAGAACTCGTCCAGCGCCAGCTTGTAGGTTCGCTCCAGGTCTTCCCAGGTCGCGAACATGGTAAACCGCTTGCCCGCCGCGTTCTTAGCGGCAGCGGTGCCGTGCGGGTTGAACATGAACGGAGGGTCGAACACGATACTATCGACCGACGCGGCCTCGACCGGCAGTTCCGTGACACAGGCTTTCTCCGTGTCGAAATCCTGCGGGTCGATATCGAAGCGGCGAATAGGCTGGGGGACCGCCCCAGACTTGTAGAACGATCCCCGCGAATAGCACACGTCGAGATCGAACGGGAACCCGCCGTTGTGCAACGACAAAATCCCGTTGATGATCTCGCTTTCGTTTCTGTTGATGGATTTGATGATGGACATGGAAGTTACTTCCGATATTCTTCCGGCGGTTCCGCTACCCGATCCACATACGCGGAACCGTGCATGTCAGACAGGAAAGTTATCTTGGCGATCTCGCGGAAGACTTCCCCGATGTCTTTCGCCTCGATGTACTCCCTGCGCGTCCGCTGGAGAGAATTGGCCTCACACCAATCAACACGCCACCACATCGGTCAGTCCTTCCGGTAAATGGTGTGAGAGTAACCAGCCGCATCCAAAGGCAAGCCGGTAGCCCACGCGATCTCGCCTATCATGCACTCGCGCAGTCGATCCACCGTGAAGTAGTCGTCGTCCTTGCGCTGGTGGCAGATGATTTCGTCGTGAACCGACCCGACGATGTTGAACCCGACCTCGTGCGCCCGCCGGATGCCGATGGCCAGGATTTCACGCGCCGTTGCCTGGGTGACATTCTCGGCTTGCTTGCCGGGACTGCTGTAGACCCTGCCCCACTGATGCGAGAACTGGTTCTTGCCCATGTAGGACAGCACTTCGCGCGTGAACACGGTTGGCTCTCCGGTGATCCTGTCCTTCCCTTCGAACTCCTTGGTCACGATCCTCGGGCGGTAGTAGTACATCTTCCGACCGCTGGGCAGACGCACGGTCAAGTACGGCCCGTCCAGTTCGAACCGCAGCTTGCCGTTGACCGTCACCGGTCGCTTGTCGAGCGCCGACCGTGCGGCGTAGTCGAGATGATCCCACAGTAGCGGTATCTCCGAGTAGGTGTCGCGGAACAGCCTGACATGCTGGGCCGCTTCCGTCTCGGTGATATTGACGCCCATATTCTCGGCGTAGCCCCACAGCCCGGTACGCTTGCCGTCCTTCATCCTGCCGCCGCCTAGCTGGTAGGCGCAGCCAAGCACGGCGGGCTTGCAGATGTTCCGCTCCGCACTGGTGATGTCCTCATACCGCTTCTTGTAGAGTTCAACCCCGAAATCTCGATAGGGGTCGCGGTTGTTCGCGAACACGTCCAACAGGCGCGTACAGCCGGCGAGCCACGCGATGACTGCGCTCTCGATGGCCTTCAGGTCGCAAACCCGGAGTTCGTAGCCGGGGTGGGCCTGAAAACTGGACCGCACCGATCCCGCCAGTGCGATCATCGGCTCGCTGAGATACATCTGAAGATCGGAGTACGTGCCGTTCTCGATGATGTCGGCGGCTATCGTCAGCCGCGACCAATCACCGTTCTCGTCGGCTTCCAGTATCTTTGGCGTCTTAGTCAGGTTGTGTGGTTGCGGCCCACGACCGGCCCAACGCAGCGTCCTGGCCGCGCCGCCGTATTGCAGCGTGTGGCGTAGGTGGTCGTCTGGTGACAGGCGACGCAGAATGGCCGGGAACTTCTTCACGCTGGTCTGGCTGATGAACCGCCGAATACGCAACGCCTGTCGGGCCTCGGCCTCCAAGATCGGTTCATCTTTGTCGAGGTTCAGAACCTTCGTGACCGTGGCCTTTTGCAGATCGGCGAACGGATAGCCCCGCTGCTGAAGCCACGGAAGTAACTTCCCGGTCGAGTTGGGATTGGTCAGTTGGGTCAGGTCGAGCATTTCCCAGAACAGTTCTTCCTTCCGGGTATCCGACTTGATCTGGGCCTGTTCCACGAACTTACGGTTGACCGGAAGCCCGATGTCGTTGATCCGCTGGTCGATCTCGTACATCACCCATTCGTCTTCGGGAATGTCGAACCGGATCAGCTTCTCCTGTATCTCTTCCTCGGCAACCACGTCCTGAATGTTATACTCGCAGAACTCTTCCCACTCGAATGGGTTCGTGTCGCTGGTCCTGCGCGCAAGAGGTCGGTTCTTGCTGACCTTCTGCGGGCCGCAGAACAGACGGATCAGTTGTTGGCCGGTCTTGTTCTTCAGCTTCGTGCCGTCGAGGCCCATCGCGACACCGACTTGCAACAGATCCCCGGTGAACGATTGCATGTTGGCAAGAGCCATCGTGCAACGCCACCCCTCGTAGGGTGTCGGGATGTGAAGGACGTTCTTGGTGATGACCCGTTCAAAGGCCGCGTTGAAGGCCCACTTCTCGACCGTGGGATCGAGCAGGGCGTCTTCGAGTTCATTAGGGAACAGGTCAGAGGTCAGATCAACATGCTTAACCGGATTGGCTTTACCTCCCAGACGATAGGCGACCATGAGGGCTTCGGTTGACGGATGGGTGCTGTATTCCCAGACGCCGACGCTCCGAGGCCCAACAAGTTCGGCCTCGGAGTACGTCTCATAGTCGAGGGACAGGCAGACGACAGGTTTCGCCCGTCGTCTTCCTGCGGCGGATTGCACGTAGGCGTGCCCACCATCCAACGGCGACATGACGGAAGTAACTTCCTACAGTTCGTCGTCAGAGCCGAAGCCGCCGTCGTCGGATAGAGTGTCGTTGTCGTCGATATCCAGGCTGTCGTCGATATCGTCTTCGTCAAGCCGGTGAGCGTTGCCGAAGGGCGTACCCTTGCCCTGCCACTGCACCGCAAGCAACTCGGAGTTGGCACGGATGCCATAGGCATTGTCCTGCGGCCATGGCCGGATCAGGACCGTGGCAAAGCACCCGCCGTAGATCATCTTCTGCGCCTGTTCAGCAGTCAGCCTCACCGGCTTGCCGGTTTCGACATCACGCTGCGCTCCGCGTATCTGCGGCTGGTTCGGGGACCGGGCATTGACGATCCAATGACCCGCATATTCCGGGTTATTGGGGAACAGGCTCTCCCCGTCCTCGTCCTTCGCATCACCGTTCTTGATGAACTTCTTCAAGGTCTGGTACTTGAACGCCTTGCCGCCTTTACCCTTGCCCTTCGCGGTCATCTGCTTCTCAAGACCCTTGACCGCATCGACGCACGCTTCCATGGCGGCACGGTGCGTCTCCTTCGGCAACATCGCGGACACGCTGTAGGAAGACGTTTCCTCGCCTGTCCGTTCGTTGACGTTCTTCTGCGCCTTGCCCACCCACGGGTAGGACAGCCGCACCTTGTCGAGACGGATCGAACCGTCACTGTAGACCACGCACACCCCATCAACCTTCTTCAAGACCGAACGGGCCGCTTTCTTCGTCATGGTTTCCGACATTTGAACCTCCATTACGGATTTACGATTTACACTTCGTCCTCAGTAGCGTCCTCGAACGCTTCGTCCGCCGCGATACGCACGTCAACCGATCTGGACCTCACGGGGACTAGTTTGACCTTGCCCAGATTTTCTTTCACAAGGGCCGGTTCTTCTTCGAGGTCTTCGCCGCCGAAGAACAAGCTCTGTATCTCTTTCGGTTTCAGGCCGACAGTGCGTAGCGCCTCTCTGGCCTTGCTCGGGGAAGTAACTTCCGTGATGAATATCTTCTCTTCCGGCACGCCCCGGTGTTGCAGTTCCTCGGCGGCTACGTCTGGATCGAACCACTCCAGGGTCTTCCGGCCATTACCCGGCTTGAAGAACACGAGGTCTTCCCCGTCCAGCGCCCGCCGTAGCAACTCGGCCTCGATCTGATCGAAGAACTTCATCACGAGCGCCTTCTGGCGGAACCGCCACACCATTAACGCCGTCTCTACGTCGTGTGAGAACCGAGGCGTGATCTCCGACATATCGCCTCCCTCCTTGGGTCTGTTCGCATGTTCATCCAGTTCTTCCGCCGTGTATTCCGGAAGTGACTTCCCGCTGATGACATCCTCATCGTCAAAGGTGTCATCCGCGAGGTCTTCCAGCAGCTTCGACCGGGCGGGACAGGCCACATCCGCGCACCACTGGCAAGCCTTCTGGCTTGGCGACCGGGGTGCATTCTCCTGCCACGCGGCGTCAGCGGCGATCCTCACGCGCTCCCCGAAGGCCAGGAGGTATTCCGCGTCGCATTCCCACGTCCGGAAGCTATCGAGCCGAGGCTGACAAATGCGGATGATGATCTCCTCGAACTTGTAGAACCAGTTCCACTCCAGATAGACGCCCAACGCATACAGGAGCGCCTGACTGTTCTCGTCCACGTCAACGCGCAGCATACCCATCTTCAGATCCGTGATGATGAGCGTGCCGGGAGTGGTGGCGGTAGGGTATATACAGACGAAATGGTCGGCGGTACCGCCCTGATTGGGGATCGGCATGTATTCGGAGTAGTCCACGCGATGCTCGATGAAGACATCGCCAAGTAATTCGACCTCTTCACACCAGTCGATATACCGCCTGATGTGCATCAGCATCGTGTCATCGACCTCGACAGTAAAGCCGCGCTCTTCGATGACCCTGCCGAGATACTTGTCTGGGACCGTCTCGGCTACCGTCTTACCCGACTCGCGTATCGTCAACAGCCATTCCGCCGCTATCGCGTGCCCGACCGTCCCATAGGCCGCATCGTACCCAGCCATATCGCCCTTCTTGGCGTTGGCCAGCAAGAACCCCTTGCAATTCAGCCAACCCGCTGAAGATGAGGGCGAAAACAGCGAATGTCCAGCACGATCAAGTCCATATTCGCGGATCAGGCGGTTGATTTGTTCGGTGCGGGTTTCCGGCGTGGTTTTTTGTTGTTTTGCCACGAAGTAACTTCCTTCTGGTGGAGCACGGGGGCCACTGACGCGGCCCCCGCTCCCGTGACTTACAGGTCGTCCTCTTCCGCGACCTCTTCTTCCTCGGCGTCTTCCGGCTCCATGATCGCCGCACAGGCCGCGAGGACCGCCGCGAAGCGTGGCGGCTTGATACCGGGCATCTCGGTCGCGTTGCCCTCTTCCTTGACGATTTTCATCGCCGCTGGGCGACCGTGAGCATCCTTAACGGCCATGAGTGCCGCCTTGACCATTTCCATCGTCGGCTTGTCGGCGGACGGGGTTGCCTTCTTCGCGGGAGCCGCCGCCGCAGCCGCAGCGGTGGCGACCGCCGCGATCTTGGCGACTGCATCTTTTCCCGCCGTCGGCTTGCCGCCCAACGCCTCGGTATTGGCGTTGAGAGCAGCGATGAGCGAACGCAATAAATCTTCGAGCATTGGTCTTTCCTTTTGCTGCGGATATTTGCTCACAATTTGACTCGTGGGCAGTTGAAAGTATATGCTTCACGGTTCCGAATTGTCAAATCGGACTAAATTTAGTCCAGGCTGAACTGGACCGAACCCAGCGTCGAAACATCCAATAGGTGAACCCATGCTAGCGACAGTGAACGACCGCCTATTGCTGCGCTTCGCTATCAGCGAGGGCAAGTCCCAACGCTACGTCAAAAATATGGTTTGGACATGGCTGGAATTTCGTGAGCGAGCCAAGCTGTCCGATGCCGACCCTCTCACGTTAGCAGAATTTACCAGCAAGTCGAAAGACTGGCAAGCCCTCCGCAAAAACAACGGTTACTTTGTCGGCGCGCAGTTCAAGGGCGGTATCCGCCACAAGATCAACGCCCGACCAAGACAGCTTCTCACCTTCGACATCGACCAGGGCAGCAACGCCCTGATAAACGACCTTCGCGACGGCACCAGCGGGGTCGGGGCGTGTGAATACCTCGCCTATTCCACCCGCACGCACGGGAAAGGAGCCGTCAAACTCCGGCTGGTGATACCCCTGCCGAAGTTACTTCCGGAGGATCGGTTCAATCCCCTGTCGCGCATACTCGCGGAAGCCATTGATCCCGACATGCGTATGGTCGATCCCGTCTCCTTCAAGCCCTCCCAATACATGTACTGGCCGTCCCACTGCGCGGATATCGAGCCGGTATTCATCCACCATCAAGGACCGATGCTCGACGTGGATCGCGTCCTGTCGAATTGGGCCTCGGCGTGGGGTGATTGGTCGGACTTCCGTAACCTGCCGCGCTCTGAGCGTGAACAGGACCGCCTACGCGCGGACGTAGCGCGCAGCGCGGACCCTCTGACCAAGCGTGGTCACGTCGGGGCCTTCTGCAATCTTTGGGACATCCATCAGGCCATAGTCGAGTTCGATCTGCCCTACGTGCCGGGAGAGATGGGGCCTAATGGCATACCGGCCCGCTATACCTATACCAAAGGCACCGGCTCGAACGGTATGGTCGTCTATGACGGCGGGCATAAAGCCCATTCCCACCACTCGTCCGACCCTCTATCCGACCAGAACTTCAACTCGTGGGACATGACCATGACCCACCTGTTCGGCCATCTGAACGGGACGCGCGAGATCGGTGACGATCCGCGCAAGATGCCCGCCTTCAAGGCCATGGTCGAAATGCTTCGCGAGAACGAAGAGTTCATGCGGGTGTTGCGAGATAGCCATTACGGGCTTTCACAAGCCGATATCGACGACAGCTTCGATGTCACTGACGAAGAGGCTGGCGTGGAAGTTACTTCCGTGGAGGATGACGACGACCTGTCCGATCCTCGCGGCTGGATGGACGGCCTCGACCTGAACGCCGACGGGATTATCAAAAATACCATCGCCAACATCATCCTGATCCTCCGAAACGGTCGCAGCTTCGCCGGTCGGTTCGGCCACAACGAGTTCTCCCACATGGACTGTCTCGTCAAGCCGCTCCGCTCGAAGTCACTTCGCATAAACCATCGCATTCCACGCGGTCAGACCGAACTGATGATCGAAGCCATACATTTCGGGGCAATCCGACAGATATTGAGCGCGCCGCGCGGCCCGAAAAAGACCGGATGGGGTCTTCAGGTCGCCCAACGTGACGTTCGCGAAGCTGTTTCCATCGTTTGCGGTGAAAACAAGTTTCATCCGGTACGAGATTACCTCGATAGCCTCACCTGGGATGGGGTATCGCGCATTGATACCGTCTGGATACAGGGCTGTCATACCCAGGATACGCCCTATTACCGACAGACCTCGCGAAATACTATGCTGGCCGCTGTCGCGCGCATCTATGAACCAGGGGTAAAGTTCGATTTCATGCCGGTTCTGGTCGGCCCACAGGGCTTGCGTAAGTCCACTTTCGTAATGATTTGGGGATCGGCTCGCTGGTCGGGTGAAACCGAAGGTCATTTTGACGACAAAAAGAGGTTCGTCGAGGCCACTTTGGGCTTTTGGTTCGTGGAAAACAGCGAAATGACGCACTTTCGCCGCGCCCAGGACGATGAGGCGATCAAGGCCATGCTATCGGGGACCGTGGATACCGTTCGTCTGTCGTATCGACCAGATCCCCAGCGCATACCGCGTCAGTTCATTATGATCGGCACGACCAACGACACCAACTTCCTGCGCGGCAAGCACCGTCGCATCTGGCCGATCCAATGCGGCGAGCAGCAGATCGACGTGGATTGGCTGGCCGAGCATCGCGATCAGCTATTCGCCGAAGCCGTGGCCGAATACCGTCGCCTCTCTCGCGAGAGCAACACCGGCCTCCTGCCGCTGCACCTGACCAACGAGGCAGAGGCGGAACACACGACAACTCAGGCCAGACACCTGATCGAGAACGCCGCCGAGGCCGACGCTGGCGTCGTACGCGAGTGGTTGGAGACGCCCGTGCCGGTCGCCTGTTCCAAATCCGGTTGGACCGACGCCGAGGATGCCGATGCCAAATTCGGCGACGACGACAATCTGGTACTTCGCGCTTGCACCTGCGCCAAAGAACTCTGGGAACGCGCTCTTGGCCGCGATCCGACCAAGTACGACCAGCGTGCCGCGCAGCACATTGGCGCGGTTATGCGATTTTTGGAGCCGGATTGGCGTGCCGGAAACGTGGTGACATGCGGGAAGTATGGTCGCCAACGCGGCTACTTCCGTGCCGCGACCGGAGGATTTTGACGGTACAACAGCAACAGGGTGCAACAGGGGGTCCATTAGTAGCCAGGAAAAGTAGTACGAAAAACCTGAAACCAACTTGACCTACTTCTACCTCTCGCAATGTACTAAAATAACCTGTTGTACCTGTACCTTTTATTGAAAAATGTAGATGTACACTTGATCTTTTGTGGAACAGGGGGGTGAGACAGGGTGGTACAACAGGTATTTACGTACAACAGGTCGGAAGTTACTTCCAAAACCGCAAAAACCGCAAAATCGCTAAAAACGTCGAAAAATGGTGTTTTTGAGGGTTGAAACGCTCTTTGTATGCCTAGAAGTGACTTCCATGACAAGACCGAAACGTCTTAGACCGGGGTAAGTCACCTTGGCAACGAATTATAAAAGGCGGCTCTGCGCCCT